GCTCCCTCGGTTATTCCTGCGGGCCGGGGTGGAGCAGACGTGGGAGAGATGTTCGGAGGGCCACCCTTGTTACCAGCGTTGTGGCTCATCAGACCCGCAATGGTGCCTTTTGCCCGCTTCGTGAACTGTAGATCGTTCTGAATAAGCTCGTTATTCAAAGCGCCCGCATTAAGTGGGGACGCCTGATTGGCCATGATGCGATTCATCAAACCTTCGGTGCCGTTCATATTGCCGCCGTATTTGCGCGCTACCCCGCCGAACTCACGCCCCTGCATGATGCCAGCGGCCAACTGCGCTCCCTGCTGAGTGAGGGCACCATTCTGGATAGCAGATGTAATTAGCGCCTGTAACGCGCCAGGGTTCTTCTCGGCCTCGGAAAGAGTATGTGCGATAGCGGCGCGCTGCGCAGGGTCATTCAGCGCGCCGAGGTTGGGTGTGATCTTGGTGTTGAGAATATCCTCGTACTGCTTCACGCCCACGAGGTCGGATAGTACGCCCTTTGCTTGCGTAAACGGAGTATGAGCGGCACCACCCTGAAGCGCGTCAAGTCCTGAGATTGTGACCGGATTTCCATTGGCATCAGTGGTGTCAAAGGTGCGATATTGCGCATTGGCTCTGGCGCGGGCAACCGCATTTGCTTGGCCTGCAATGAGCGAATCATCAGTACCAATCTCTTGTTCTTGTCCTGTCCGCTTGTGGGTGAGAAACACCTTTCCATCATGTTTTGTCACGGAAACATCGGCATAGGTTCCGGGGCCATATTTGATGTTGGCGATGTTCGTGGCTGTCGTGTTCTTTCCAGTTGCGATGTCCTTCGCGTTCGCCAACCCTTCCATCTTCTGCATGACGGCCGTCGCGGCACCCGTAGGTAGAGTCTGCCCTGCGAATGCTCCATATTTCGGATCATTGGGAATCTGCATCGGCGCTTGCAGTGCTTGCAGTTGTTCGAGTTTCCCCCCATACAAGTCTTGCTGAGACTGGCGTAGACCTTCAAGAGAGTTTTGCTGTTGTTGCTGCAATCCGATCTTTAGTGCGTTCTGCTGCTTCTCATAGTCTGTCGGCATTCCGAGATGCTGGAGAGCAGCTTGACTGCCGGCATAGGTGGCCGTCCCCAGTCCTGAGACGAGATGCTGGAGGAATGACTTGATCGGACCCGGCTGCGCTGGAGGCACGACATTCGGAGGAGGTGGCTGGGGTAAATGAGGACTTTGTTGCGGCACCATCGAAGGCATTGCAGAAATATTCGGAGCAGGGCCAGGATTGACTGCCATCGCCTGCTGTGCGAGCGTAGGCCCTCCAAGCTGCGGAGGAACCTGCGGAGCTGCTATGGGGGCAATCTGCGTCGGCGCGGGGATATCTGCGGTGGGAACTGTTGCTGCTGTTCCAGTCTTCGCTCGAATCAGGGCGAGAATCTGCGCAACACGAGGATCATCGGCCGTTATGGGAGACTGATCAGTAAGTGGCGGAGTCGTGCTCATACCTTTGGAGACCCCCAACCAAGAGACTTCCCGAGTTGTCCTGCTGCCGAAGCTCCAAAACCTCCCGTAAACGCCCCTAGAGCTCCTCCAGCGGCTTGTCCTGCGGCTTTACCGAGTTGCGACTGCCATGTATTCGCTTGAGCCTGAGTCAAGTCTCCCAGAGCCGCATTAGCGCCACCGCCGAAGGTTCCTACGTTGCCACCAAGGGTCTGAGCGTTGCCCGAAAGAACAGATGCCGCATTGAACTGATTGGCGAGTCCCTGTTGGGCGTTGTTGAGCGTCACCGTGCGGAGAGAATCGGCCAGATCGCCAGCCTTGGCCGCTTGAAGGTTGCCATAGCCCGTTGCCGCAACTCCAGAGCCGGGAGTATTACCGAGACCTTCGCCGCGCGCCGCGAGTTGGGCATTTGCGCCCTGCGTTGCCTGATTGAAGCGGAGCGCGTTCTGGTCGAGGGCCTGAGAATTGAGTGCCGCCAACTGCTGAGGCGTAAACCCCATGTTGCCTGAAAGATACGGAGACAGGGCCGCCTTGTTCTGGTCAAGCAGAGCGTTCTGCGAAGTCAACTGCTTTTGCTGGAGTTGGTTTTGCGTATCCAGCTGCGCTTTTTGAGAACTGGTGTCTTGGCTCATCGAATCCCCATCCTAAGACCGTCCCCCCATGCGACGAAACCATGACGCAAAGCGAATGCGCGGGTGGATGGATCATTTGAAAATGCAATCACATCGGCCAATCCTTCCGTATGTGCGCGGGTAAAAGCGGCTGCGGTGAGCTGGTGCTGCGCCGAAGCAAACTCTTTCTGCGACAAACTTCCGACTGGTACCAGAGATCCCAAGGTCATTGAGAGGTACTGGGGTTGATAGAGCAAAATCTGCCCTTCTCTTTCGGCAATCATAATCTGTGTAGACGGCAGAGTAAACACATCTTTAGGGAACTCTTTACCACTGGCATCCGCTGCCACGATGAATGCAGCCTTGTCTGCCTCGTCATACATCCGCAGGGGACGAACAAAGACCGGCCTCATATGCTCTGCCCTGTATACGTTCCTGTTCCCAGTCCCGATGCTCCAGGGTTGGCAGTGAAGAATATCAAACCTTCCGTAATCCTCTCATTCGTGGTGAGGCGTTGGGTGCGGCTAGCCGACGATATGAGGGCTGGGGTAGCGGCCGGAGAGAAAGCAAATTGCGGGGTGCCAGCATCTCCTTGGACGAAGGACAGACTCTGCGGTTGGGCAATGGAGACGAAGGACGAGAAGCCGTATTGAACGCCCGCCGTAAGACCTCCGATTGTCATCGAACCAGCCAGAATGGAGTAGTTCGACCCATCCGCTCTACGAATCGCCAGCAATTTGGAGCCATTGGAGCCGTCCCAGTAGATCGTGATGGAGTCGCCTGTCGAGGTAAAGGCGAAGTTTCCTTGCACCACGAAAGCAAAGGTCGAGCCTGTGGCCTGAATCCCAGTCGGAGCGACTTGCCCGGATGGTTGTACCGATGTCGCGCCGGGAACGGTAACTGTCGAGTTGGAGAATGTCACCCGGCCCGCCACGGAAGACGGGAAGCCAGCCTCCAGACGCGATAGGCGTGCATCGTCGGTGGTTGAAAGCTTCGAGTTGTCGGGAAATTTGAGAAAGTTCATGGTTTCCACCCCAAATCAAAGCTGAGCACCTTCATCGGCTTCTCCGATTCACTCCACTCTGCCCAGAAAGCGATTCGCCGTGCTGGCGGAACTGACTGATCGACTCCCCAAGCCTTTGCAGCAATGTACTTCTTTTGAATGGTCTGATCCTGATACTGCGGATCGCGAATATTAGCCGAGATGTCGGTATAGTCGTCCTTCACAGCTTGCTCCGGGTCATCATCCACCAAGCACCCAAAGTATTCAGGAGTGCGCGGGGCGAAGTCGTTCCCTTCGATGGGGAGTTTGTTGACCTCCATGTCAAACTGCTTCACCTCGCGAACCTCCACTGCATTTCGTGAGGTCGTACCACGTCCTGGAACTACCGCAAACAGATTCGACTTAAGCGTCTCCGCATATTGCGTTCCGTCGTCATTGAACGTGGAAGGGTCGAGATACATCACATGCCCATCGTCAAAGGCTGCAATTAACTGAATCTCACCAACTGCAATCTCGCCGGAAGTGATAGCCGTCATGCGCCCGCCAAACTTCCACGGCGGGTTCCATTGGCTCAAGTCAAGGTTGAAGGTGTAGAGAATCGACCTTACGGCATCGAGAACGTATATCCAGTTGAACAATTTCGACTTGTGGAAACCGATGAAAGCCTGCTCAAGATAGAGTTGCGCTAGATCGGGCCGGATAGGCTCACCAAACTCCCCATCGGATGATCCCCAACCCTGCTTAGAGGTATCTAGCCAGTAAACATTGTCCCCCACGGACATGATGTTTATCGGGAAGCGAGTTCCGCCACCCTGCAATAGCTTGGATTTACGGAAGGTTGAAAGATCATCTCCCGATACCTGCCAGAACTGCTCATCCAGCCCAATATCCACGCCGTTAGATGTGACAGCCAGCCCCCCTACTTCTGAAGGCCAGGCGTAGAAGTTCCCGTTGATGGCATCGGACATGCACTCTGCGGGGATTCCATTGGTTATCTCCTCATTTCCTGTAAACCATGACTTAGCGTCTTTCTTTCCCCAGATTCGCCCATTCGACCATACAAACCCGCTGAGCGCTTGCGGTGGGTCGTTGACGTACAGCGCGGGGCCTGTCTGAGAGCCAAGGAAGATGTCGAGCGTGGTGTCGGTATAGGAAGCATCCACATTGGGCAGAGACGCCACCAGCCGCATTGCTGCGGGATCTGCATCGCCTCCGTCCGTCGTGCGGTAGAGGTTGATGCCGTTCACCTGCGGATCGGCCGAGGAAAGTACATTGGTCTGCACAGCCAGTTCGGTGAAGATTCCAGTAGAGGCCGAAAGTTCCGACATGGACGACTCATGCCCATAAATCGAGGTGAAGGTCTGCCCATAGATGTAGCCCGTCTGTGCCGTGATCGCATTCGGTGATGCCGTTATGGTTATTCCAGATGAGGGATACGCATAGTAAACAGTCATCTGGAACGGCTTGCCAATGAATAGCCGTGTCGTGTCGGGAAGGTTGACCGCTTCTGCGAAACCAAACCCCGGCGAATTTACGATGGCCGGAGTGAGAGTGGCACCCCATGTATCGGTGGAGCTACCAAATGTCTGCGTCGTGACCGTCGTGTTAAATGGCGTATTCGGCGTCTTTATCGTGCCTATAGATGCCCCACCACTCCACAGAGATACCTGAGAGAGCACGCCTGTAGTGATCGCCTGAGAAACAATGTCGGTGCTGACCTCGATGCCTAAAACGGTCGCAGTTGGAGGGATGGGAGTAAAACCAGTGAAGGTGAGGTCTGCGAGAGAGGTAACGACAGGCTCGGATATCGTTCGGTATTGCGTCCCAATAAACTGCCAATCGCCTGTCCCGTTCGGAGTCGCCGCAGTGCTCGTTGTGCTGCTGGTTCCACCGCTAGCAAAAGGCGTGAAGCTATAGGCATACCCAACCTTCCCCGCTGGAGGTGGAGGCTGGGTGGCGATATTCAGCGCGGTTGAAGAAATGGTGTAGGTGACAGTGGATTGGTTAGATGCGCCGGTGCTGTCCGTCACTTGGAACGTGACAGGGTATATGCCAGAGACCGAAGGGGTACCGGTGATGTTGCCGAGCGCATCCATAAACATGCCGGGGGGAGGCGAACCGCCAGAGATGCCGAAGGCATATGGTGCCGTCCCTCCAGAGGGGCTGATGGCGCTGCTATAGGGTGTCCCTATTGTGCCGGTATTTGGTGAAGGTGGCGCGATGACGATGCTGGGGTCTCCGACGTACAGGGAGAATACGCGGGTGATCTTGCCGCTGGCCGCGTCGGTTACAGAGACAGCGAAAGTGTATGTTCCAACGGCTGTGGCCGTGCCAGAAATCACGCCGGTGGTGGAATTTAGAGTAATCCCCGGTGGAAGCGTCCCCGAAACAACTGAGTAGACGTATGGGGCGGTTCCTCCCCATGCTTCAACCTCCGCGCTGGAATATGCGGTACCCTTTTCCGCAAATGCAATAGGGCCTGAAATCGATCGCCAGTCCAGAACTCCAGTAGAGATGGCGAATGGAAGCGACTGCGAAACCGTATCTCCGGCCGTATCAGTGGCCGTGAAGGTAACAGTGTAATTTCCTGCCGTTATGGGTGTTCCCACCAACGAGGTTCCATTGAACGTAAGCCCTGGGGGGAGCGTAGGCGTTACAAGAGCGCGCGCTGGTGCCGCAACCGGAAAGTCCAGACCCCAGAGCGAGGCGCGATACGTGTCATTGATCGCTATCCCGTTGTACTTCCGCATGTTCTGGCGCGTGGTGCCATTGCCGAAGTAGCAGAAGTTGTTTGATGTGATGAAGTCGAACGGCTGAGAAATAGTAGAGGTCGTGTCGGCATATATGATGGAAAACGACTGATCTACGCCAATCTCATACTTCCAAACTTGCGACAGAGAGCCGGGTATGGCCGTCTCTACGGACGCCATGACGAAGAACGAGCCAGAGAACCGCCGCCATGTATAGAGGCGGCGCACAGTGCCGGGGATGGCCGTCAATAGGGTTTCTACAGGCAAAGCGAAGCCGGGGCGCTTCTCAATCTCGCCGCGAATCGTTGCCATGGTGTTGAACGAGCCTGCAACCCAATGGGGAGACTCGTCAATCGCTGAGGTGTTAGAGCGATAGGGGATGGTCGGTTTATCTACACCAAAGAACTGGAGGTCGCTTACAGGAGCAGCCACGGTTAGTAGACTCCTTCAGCCTCTAGCTGGTCGCCAATCTGGGGCGCGGAGTTGAATGTAACCGTGTTCGTTAGGGTCGTGTATCCGTATGGCGCTGAAGCGAAGGGGCTGACCTTTAGACCGTTCTGAAATAGGAACAGCAGCGATGGTGTGTTGCTGAATGGAAAGGAATAGGTACGGTTCACGCCGTCGATGGCGCCGATTAGTTGCACCTGAAAGGGCGTCCCTCCCACTCCATTCGGCCCGGCAGGCCCTTGCGGCCCCTGAATCACGCCTGCCTGCCACGGCGGAGTTGTGACATTGGCCAGGTTAGCTAGGTTGAACGTCCCAGGCGGAAGTTCCACGTTCTTGATAAAGGTCGTGACGCCACCGCTCACCAGCGCAAATGAGTAGTACGACAGCATGTTCCCTTCGCAGGCAATTTGCGTAATGTTGTCGTACAACGTACAGACCACAACGCCATTGAAGGGGTAGAACTTCTGGGTGATCGGAACCGGTGTAGAGGTGTTAACGACGGTAGGCGACGAGCCGCAGTTGAGCAGGGTCACAAGGATATAGGCCCCCGGCGTTAGGCCACCAGAGAGCGAGCTTATATTGACTGTGACCGATACCGACATGCTTCCTCCATACTACAACGTGCTACGGTGTCCACGCGCCCCAAATTCCCCATCCACAGGTGTCCGCACCAATGGAGTCTTCCGGCACAAACGTGTCTACCGATCCTTCGCGCTCTTGCTCTGCCGCCGATTCAATCTCACTCATCCACACCGCCAACTGGCCGGAGTAGACCATGCGGCCTCCTTGGTAGGAAGCGGAACCAGCGTTTTTATCCTTATTCGCCTGCATGAGGTAGTAGAGAATCCCCGACTGCGATAGATGCATGTACTCATCGGGAAACCAAGGCAGTTTGCCAAGGTCTATCACCTTAGGCGCGAATGGCTGATACTGCCCAAAGAGTTGAAAGGGCTGATCGAAAGGAACATACGTCGAGGTAGACAACCGCCATGTTCCCGAGTTGCCAACCTGCGTAATCGCCCCTTGCCGCATGGCGGTGTTGGGGTAGAGATTGTTGTCCAGCGTCTTCACCACGTCCAACGGGTAGAAGTAGAATGCTGGGGCATCGATCTTCAGATCTTGCCCTTGGATATAGTTCTGAGACAGCAAAGCCGCCTGATAGGCAGCATAAGCAGGATCATCGTATGGTGGCACGGTGTTCTGTGAACCAACGATGGGCTGCGGATAGCGCAACCATGCCTTGACAAGACGGTAACAGTCCGAAGGCATAGGATAGTTCTGCTGGCCATTGACTGCGGGGATCGGCGGAGAAGTCTTCAATGTGAATTGCCACGGATGCGATGTGTAGATTCGCGATGACACCAACTGGCAAATGGTAATTTTGTCCTTCTCTGACACCTGAACCGATGACGCCCCCTGCCGACGAGTGAAGTCGAACATCTCACCCCATGCCATAGAAGCCGGGTTGTAGATGCCAACAGGGGCGCTCGGATTGGTGGACAGCGTAGGCATCAACTATTCTTTCGCGGCGATTTCTTCCGGAACGTGGATGCCGTGCTGCTGGAGAAAGGTGACGAGAGCATCAACGCGTTCCTCGCCGATGAGATGCTTGACCTTTTTCGGCTTCTCTTCGACGTTTTCGACGGGTTTTTCTGCGGGAGCGGTATGAGCGGGCATTGGCGGTTCTCCTTATCCGAAGATGATGGTTGCGCCCGCCGGCACACGAGGCACCGGAGGCGGGGTAAGTGCTTGAGAGGCTGCAACGCGCCGCAGGATGATGGCGTGAGCGTTTGGCCCCCACTTGTCGACATTCAGGCCGCTTTTGTTGGCCTCCACTTCGGTGGCTTGGAAATCGTATTCGTCATGGCAATAGGAGCAAAACACATGTGCCCAGCCGTTCGAACAGACCTGCCCGCGAAAGTTGGTCTGTCCGTTAGGCATCTGGTGAGCGCAACTCTTTTTCCGTTCTTCCAGTTCGGCTGCCTGAGCCATGGCAGCATCAACACGACGCATGGTCTGCTCGAGCAACTGCGCCTTTTCGAGGGCAGCCTTTTCCTGCTCTTCGGCCGATGGCTTTTTGAGTTCCTGAATCGCCTCAATCATGCCTTCGCGGTTGTCGCGGAGCATTTCCCGGAACATCTGCATGAGATCAGCGCCAGCGGCGGTGGGAATGAATTCTTCATTGGCAACTTCGGCTGGTGCTTCAGTGCACGAGTTCAATTTTGCCTCCTGTGGTTTGCGCGGTACTCCCTTGGGCCAGGGCATCGTTGCCTCCAATGTATTCGAGTTCGTTGTTTGCGGCGGCGGTTACCATCTGCTCAACGGCTCGGGTGAGAAAGCCAAGCACCGCACCGGGCGGCATACCGTGGCTGCTATAGGTAGCCATTTCGCCAGTTGCCGGATTGAGCATGATGCCAAACAGCGCAAAGCCATCCGAAGCATCGGCAAACTCGTTCAACTTCTCTTGAGCCTTCAGACTCATCGGCATCAGTGGATCTCCTCAAACCAGCGTTGGGACTCGCGCCCCTTCGCTATTGAGAATACACGCTCTGCATCGGGAACGGTTATCAATCTTTCTTTTATGAGCCGAGCGAGGATAGTCCGCCACCCACGTATCTGGCCTTTCATCTGCGGCTTGCCAAACTGATCTTTCTCGATCTTCCGCGTCGTGAATTCAGGGGATACGCCCGTCCACTCCATACCGACGATATGACGACGGCCACGGCAATTCTCGTCCAAGTCGGCGAGGTTAGATACTCCATCGCGGAAGTAGACGGCACCAATAGCCGGGTTAGCTCGGGACTGCTCAAATACGAGGTTGGGATTCATGCGAGAGAGCCTTGCGATAAGCTCCTGGCGGCTCAGAGGGCGACCCATTTGCTGTGCAAGGTCTGTGGTGCTGAATTGGCCGTCCATGCCCTCTACGGCGGCTCTCTGCTTCGCCATGGCACTCTCAGCAGCGTTGTGGTGCTTCTCTCGGGTGGAGTCACGGAAGAAGCGCTCTATCTGCGCCTGCATCTTCTCTGAGTCGATGACTTGGGGGCTGGACATTCCACTATCCTAACGCAAAAGAGCCGCCCCGGAGGACGGCCCTATGCTTGGGGAGGTGTTACTGTACGACATTGCCCTTGGGGGTCATCGTGAAATAGATGCTGAAGACGGTGGCTCCACCTGTGCCGAGAGTGGCAAAAGCGCGAACATACTTCAGGTTGAAGGGAACGTTGGTTGACACCGCAGCGCCAGTCAAAGCAGGCACAGGTGCCGCCGCCGCATCACTCAGGCCGATCGCAGGCTTGAAGATGAGGACGCTGGAAGTGGTCGCCGAAGCCGCTGCCGACTGCGCAAACTTCAGGGGCAGAGTGCGGAAGGTAAGGCCACCGTCCGTGGAGTGCTGAAGGGCAACGTCAACCGTACCTGCCGAGGTCGGAACCACGAGTTCAGCATAGTAACCTTCCGCGAACTTGAGCGCGAAATATGCCGTCTGCGAAGGCGTCTGACCGTTGATGGACGTTATGGTTGCGGCGCCCGTAGCTGCTACGGAGAAAGTGACCACCTGAGTCGTGTTCTGAATGAGACCGGATGCGGACATTGTTTCTCCTTAGCCCAGCACTTCGACCGAGAAAGCGTCGAGGTAGGCAATGTTGTTTGCGTTGGAAGCCGAGAACAGACCACCGGCCGCGAAGTACAACACCAGCTCTCCCGTAGCCGCCGGAATCGCCACCGGTACAGTGTTGGACTGGGTAGTGTTCGAAGGGGTTGCGGTGTAGCCGGTCTGCGGTGTGATTGCGGCGCCAGCGGTGTTGGTCATCGTGCCGCCCGAACCGCCATAGCCGGAACCAACGCCGTTGATCTGTCCCGAAACCGGATCCCACAGCAGTTCAACCTTGACAACCCAGTTTCCCGACGCGGAGTTGAAAGCCGCTGCGGTGTTGGAGAACAGGGTGGTGTTCGATGTCGCTGTCGCGGAAGGGAAAGTCGCTCCCGGAGCCGAAATCTGAATCGACGGAGTAAAGTTGGTGGTTGTGCCGCCAGTTGCTCGCCCACATGCCGACACGAGAATTCGAATCAGGTCGATGTTGTTCGATACGCCTTCTCCGACCTGCGAGTAGCCCTTGTAGACTACATAAGCGGCGCGCGCTGGCTGGGTTGCCGCGATGGTGGCAATGGGAGAGACGTTTTGCTGGAAGACTGTCAGCGCCGTGGGATTGATAAGCGGTGCTGCGGACTTCGCGATATAGGGGGAATCTGATCCTGCCATGGTGAAGCTCCTTTATACCAACGAGGCATCGCAGAGGATAATGCGCATCCGCTGAGGGTCGGTGAGTTTTGCAGCCATCACGAAGCGGTAGCTTGCGATAGTGCCGATTTCTCCGGTGGGGTTCGCCGGGCCAATGCCAGGACGAACAACCGAAACCTTGAACCGCTGATTCTTGGGATCATTGACCGAAGACGGCCCAACGCCAGCCAGTGGAATGACCGCGAACGCCTGATACCCGAACATGTACGCCGAATAAAGCTGATTCGGGGCCGTGCCGGTGATGTTGACGTTAGTCGAGGTCATGATGCGCGTACCGGCTACCTTGCCGATTTCGCCATTCAGAACCTTCGTTCCTTGCGTGTACTTCAAGGCGTCGATGAAGCCGCCGGCAGTGTTGTCCGAGATGAGGTCATACTCGACGTAGGGATGGACAACCGCCATCCAGTCGCCCGAACCGAAGGGACGGACATTCGAACCCATCATCAGGGCGCGGTTGGCCTTGAAGTCGGCAACGGTGAGGTTGGCTCCGATGGTCGGAACGGTATAGGCCGTGTTGGAGTCTAGCTCGGCGCGGGTGATCGAATCCACCGAAAGGGCGGCGCGGAAGCTCAGGTCTTCAACCATCTGCGCGGCGGAACCGATGCTGTTGAGGTCGGTTTCGTCGTATAAGGCCGAGGAGTCCATGTAGTCCGAATACTGCTCGACAATCGAGGTAATCGGGTAGCTGGACTGCGGTACGGGGTTCGGGTTCACGCCTTCAGCCGCCGGGATGGTGTTCTGTCCGGGAAGGTTGAAGCGGAACATCTGAATGGCGCGCCCAGAATTGCGGGGCATCGTGATCTTGAAGCCAAGCTGCCAGAAGTACAACTCCGGCATAAGGCGGTCAAGGCCCTTTTTGACGTAATACACAGCCTGTTGGTGTTGAAGACCAGGATTCTGTGTGGTAGTTCCTACGGGAACGGAAGGCATAGCATATCTCCGAGGTGAGGGATGAGGGTTTGGCTGTTAGGCCGTCTGCTCACTGCCAAGGGTCACTCGGAGTGCTTAGCTATGTCATGGGGTCTCCATCACTTCGCTGTATTGAAGATAAACACAAGTGGTGCGATTGTGCAAACTTTTTATTGCGTCAACTGTCCAGTAATGAGTTGTTCGAGGTCTTCGGTGCTCATTGCCCACAAATCCTGCTCGGTTGGCGCTCCTTTCCCGGTGTTGGCGGGAGCGGTACCTGTCGGCGGAGGCGGCATGTGGTTCCTGGGTGCTGTGGCCCGCGCGGGCTGCGCAACGGGTGCACTCATCTCTCCCTTGGCCTTGAGTGTGTAATATGCCATCTCCCATGTTTTGGCGTTCGCCGGAAGATTGTTCTCAGCAATGTATGCGTCAATCTTGTCCCCATCAGCCTGCAATTTTGAGAACTCGGGAACAGCCGCAATGAAAGCTGCCACGTCGTTCCGAGTTTGCTGTTGTGCCAAATATTCCTGCTGAGTTTGTGCCGTCCTTTGCTGCTCTGCGAAAGCTGCGACAAGCTCAGCGCCATTCTTGAGGCCGAAGGCCGGGGCCATGAGGTCAGCAATTGCAAGAGCGGTCGGGTCGATGGCTTCAGAAGCGGCAGGTTGTGTAGCTACCGGTGCCGCGACAGGCTCGGGCCGCGCGGAAAGCTCTGTGATGCGCCGGGAAGCGGCAATCTGAGCCTTGGCAAGTTGGCCGTACAGTTCGGCATCATCCTTGCCGCGATACACCTGACCCGTCGCCAAGCGCATCTCGCGCTGGCCGTTTTCGAGGGTGGAGAAGGTGAAATCAGGATCGACTTCGGGTACGGCAGCTATAGGCTCGGGAGTTGGCTCCGCCACTGGTTCTGCGGCAGGCTCGGCCGAGGGAAACGCATCGGGAAATGCTGCCTGCAATTCGGCGTCGTCGTTACCAGCCGGAACGGTCGGTTCTGCTTGGATAGGGTCGGGCATCGTTATTCTCCAGTTGTTCTGATTTTAGCGCCATTGCTGAATCTCTGATGGCGTCTTGCATCGTTCTGATGACCAGTCGGCGTTGCTGCCATGCGGTTATGGCCTCAAGGCGCTGGTAAGGGGTTCCTACGGCATTCATTGCGGCAAATTCTAGTCGTTCGCACTCCATGAGTTGGAAGCGCATGAAGTCTTGCCATGCGATCGACTGCGGCAATTCGGAATAGGCAATGGCGAGTTGGAGGTCATCGGATTCCACTACTTTTTCCTTTTTGCCTGTGACATAGCGATTTCTATGAACTTATTCTTCGCTGCCTCGCTGCGCTGCCCACACTTGGGACAAACGCAGTGATATGCCTTCCAATTCGGGGTCGATTTCTCAACGTCGAGCATGTTATTTCCGCACTCGCACAAAATTTCGTCATCTTTCATCGCTAGCTACCCTCCAAAATCTGCGCTGACTTGATTTCCGCATCCCTTGCGATACCCAAAACTTCGTTGAGCGCACCGATCTGCGCCAGAGCGTTGAGCGTGGCCACAATGATCTGCGTTTCGTCGCGTTCGTGAGCTTCTGCGGACATGGCACTGAGCCTCTGGCCCTGGAGTTGCATCTTTTCCTGCCCGGCTTGCTGTGCCCTCTGCGCCTGTGCCTGCAATTCCTGCGAAGTTAGAGGACGAAACAGGTTGAACGCCTTGACGTTGTATACGTCGAGATAGAACTCCGTGAATTGCTCAATGTCCAAGGTCTTTTGCTGCTGCTCGCCCATGGCGGTGAGGATTTCGGGATTGAGGACGTACTGCGTCAGTTGCGCCAGTCCACCGCCCTGCATAGCTGCCCGCATCTTCATGTTGTTCGCGGTCTTCAGCTTGAATTTGGGATCAGCGTTTAGGATGTCCACAGGGTCAAGCTGGAAGTTCTGCCCGTCGGGGCCGAGGATCGTGAGAACCTGCTGCGGGTCCATGAACATGCAGATTAGTTGCCACAATTGCTGAAGCATGGGATTCAGGGTTTGGTCTTCGATGTTGGCGACGAGACCGTGGACCCGGGAATTTGAAGCGTTTGTTTGAGCCTGAACGCCAGTAGCAGTTCGATTAGCCGAGTTTCCGCCACTGGATGGAGAGCCGAGCACCGCCAAATCTGTGATTCCTGTGACTTTTTGGTCGTTGTTTTCGACAATCTGCACCTCCGTAAACGCCTGCTGGGTGACGTTGCCCATCTCCAGCCGCAAAACGTCCTTGCTGGGGTCTTCAGCCTCCCAGTTAGCTCCGGGGCGCAACTTCATTTTTGACTGCGACCGCATCATGCCCAGTTTCGTGATGAATGGAGGGTGGAGAATCAGGTTCAGCTCGTCCAACCTGCCATCTATGAGGGTCTTTTTGAGTTTCTGCCCAGATTCCAGCAATTCGGGGATGCTGTAGCCGTAGAACGAGCCAAGAGCGTTGATGTAGCACCAGTTCAGGAACGGGAGCGCCTGATACTGATTCGGCTTGTTGTAGGCCACGCGCTCTCGGCCAATCAACCACACGTGGTGGTTTCTCTGCCAATAACGGATGACTTCTACGCGGGCCAAGCGCGGGTCAACGGACTGATCCTGACCGGGAGTGTAATTCACGCCACGATAGCTTTGGATGGCCTGTCGGGTGGTATCGCCTTCAGTAAACGTCTTGGACTGGCTAAGTTTGTAAAGCGTGACATCGTCGGGTATGTCATATCCCTCTTGCCCGCGATAGCTGGCGATTTCCTCAATCGTCATCATGTGCCGGCGCGCGCAACATGCTGCCTTTTGCGGGTTCGTTGAGCGGCAGTTTTCGTCAATGTAAAAGTCCATCAGATCGCAGGGATCAAGGAAGAACTTGCTCTCTATCTGCGGCTTGAAGTTCTTTCTGGCATAGCTGACCGTGCGGCCTGTAGGAATGGGAATCTGCATCCCTGGAAGCGCCGGGTGTTCGCCCATCATCATCTCAGGCTCGGTGACGCGCTCCCACTGCACAACTTGGACGGTGCGCGGGCCGTCCCAGCCCCACTCCCAGATTCCGTTTCCCAGCACTACCCCGTCTTCGGTCAAGCGGTCAACGCAGTAGCGGAATGACTGGAATTTCACCAACCCTCCCAAATCTTTCAGGCTGTTCTGCATAAGCGCTCGGACTTGCTGGAGTTGGGTGATGTTCGTTCCGCTCGAACCTGCCTCCACGTCAAAATCCAGATCGGCCCCGCAAATTGCGTCAATCAACTGCGGCCGCAGGGCGTTGACCTGCGTAAATGCGTGCCAAACCTGCATGTTGGCGCGGGAAGTCTTGGAACCTTCCCACATCTTCTCCCCGTTGCGGACAGCCGCATAAATCGATGCCGCGTTCTGCCATTTCGTCTCGTAGTTTGTCGCTCGATAGGAGGCCATGCGGTTGAAGTCGCCTAGAACGATGCGCTTTGCCTCTTCCGCCGTCCACTCACCACCGCCCAAAGGAATGCCATCAGCCGTGCGATTCTCATAGCCTGCTGGCGGCGGCGGCTGGTTCGGATCGCTAACCTTGCTCGGGATCATCGGTGGGGGCGCGTTCGGGTCGCTAGGCAGCATCACACTTCCTTATCACTCTCGCCAAAGATACCATCCTTTTCTTCATCTTCGAAACAAGGAACTGCCATCGAGTTAGGGCTAATTCCCTCATCCACGCGCGGAGTGCCTGATAACCAATCAACATATTGGCTGAAAGGGACTAATTGGATGACCAATGCCACGTCCAAAGCAGCGGCAATACGTTTCAGAGATGAAATGGTGTGTTTGCCATAATCAGGGGATTCCAAACGACAAATGTTGTTAGGTTTCATTCCACAGGCGTTAGCTAGATCTCCCTGCTTCCATTTTTTTCGATCCCTAGTGGCTGCTATCTGGAAAGCTATTCCCTGACGGAGGTTTGAGGATACTAGCCGATCTCGTGATTCCTTGTTACGCCTAATTCGGCTAATAAGACATTTTTTGCTGTGAACGCTCATCCCAATGCTCCTTTTTATATCAAAATTAGGATATCACGCCGGAAACCCTGTGTCCCTATCGACTTTGGGGTAAAACGCATCCTCGTCTTGATAGTGCTCCGCCAAAAGCAGAGAAATAGGGTCGCGGAGGTTGGCTGGGGGAGCATATTCATCCACCCGGTTGCTCAGGACGCCAGCATTGACGCTTTTCCCCTCAAGCATCAGGTCTGTGAGAGTGTCTAGGATGTCATCGTGACGATATTTCGGGAACCCCTTGATTTCCGTCTCAATCGCAGTACGATATGGCAATGAGTCTGAAAAACGAATATTCCCAGCCTGAAACCAAGGTCGCAGTCCACGAATTTTGGATTTCTTCGATTGCTGATTATCTGCGGGTTCCGCCTGAATTGGTAAAAAGCGCCCTCGTTTCGACATCTCCCGACGAAGAGTGGCTAGAAGAACTCGTTCAAGGGCTTGTTTCTGAATTTTCAGCTTCACAATCCCCGGATACATATCAAAAACCCTAAAAATCCACTCGATAACCTCCTCTACCGGGGGTCGGCCGTAGAGCATGAACGGGATATAGAGACGCGCATTCGCAAAGCCTCCTACCGTCAATACCGTGAAGTCCGAATCATGGCCCTTCACGTCCTCCATACCAGCCACATCTAGCGCTGCATAGAGACTCATCCGGGGTAAAAGCTGATCCATGTGCTTCTCTGGTGTCCAGATCAACTGCTTCACATCGTCAATCAGCCCTTGGCCGGCAACAATTGGATTCATCAGGTACTGAGCCGCCAACTGAGCCGGCCCCTTGGTTACATCGTCCTCAATCTCCTTCAGAGCCGTATATCCCATGCGTTCCGGCCACAGGTAGGGCCCTTCAGGCCAGTTCGGCGCCGCCGACCGCACCACCAGATTGAACGCATCCGGCAAACCTTTTGTCCTACGCGCAGCGTGGTCATTTCGCCGCACCTGATACAGATCCGAGAAGTCCCAAGGCGTACCCGCAGAGTCAACCCACCCTTTCAACGGCTTCAGAGGATCGTCCGTGTTGTACTTTTCCAGCAAATCCCCCATCGAGCCAAAGTCGCGAATGACCTCGTCAATTCCATTCTGCGAGGAAGAATTGACCTTCTCCACGAGATCGTCCAACTTCTGCACGTCACCGTGGTACCCAGTAATCGATGATCCCACCGTCGAAGCCTGAACGGACGGTTCTTTACCGCCAGGGCCTAATTTTTTGTTATTGTTATCCCGGCAAGGCACTGTGAACCCGCTCAGATTCCCCAAATCGGGAATCTTCCCATTCGCCGCCTGCGGACACAACTCAGGAAACAGCAACCTAAGCTGGTCGTTCAAAATGAAGTGGTTCCTTATCTCGATGATGAACGACGTCACCAGCGTCTCCGTCGCCGTCTTCACCAGAATTCGCACGTTCGGGTAATTCAGCAGCCATTGAATCGTGTGGGCCACCGTAATCACGGTCGACTTCAAATGACCACGAGGGTAAAGAAACAAATTATCCCGCGACTGCTCAAACCCCTCATTCGCCGGCAGCAACTCCATCTTGCATTTCGGCTCCCACAGCACCTTCCCATTCAACGCCGCCTGATAATCCGCAACAGTCTTGTGGAACTCAGTCGCCCCCGAAAACTTCTGCAACGCCGCCAGAATAGGCCCATGCACACGCTCCGAAACATCCGGATACCCCAAAATCGTGTTCGACAGCCACACCAAATCCGTCCTTGCCAGATGGCGCTCTCTGTGCCACCATTCAAGGTACTTGGTGATGTTTTTGTCGGTTATTTGCACCTAAATATGCAGCCGTCCGAGACCGCCAGTCACCAGCAATACGACAAGGATCACCAGTACAATCCCGCCCAGTCCAAACCCATATGGCCGGTATACCCCATCCCCGTAGTAACTTCCTCCCAACGGAATCCCAATCAGCAATATCACCAGAAGCAGCAAGAGCATCGCATCACCTCCCCTTCATCATACCCTGAAATTTTGTAATTTTTTGGGAGCGAGAGACTGGAGCCATGCGCGGCGACTCCCATCCCACATACCCCCGGCAGGGTCGGGCCACCCCCTAGGTCTTCGCTGACACCCCTAACCTTCTGCGCGCACTCGCGCTATCGCCGGCCTCCGGTGCGAACACGGTGGCGTGTGGATGATGTGAGGGTGGAATGAGGAGGGCGAGGGTCGATCAGCGGTAGACTACGGTCTGCATGGACTGCGCGAGGCCTACAGCGGCCACGATGAGCAGGGCGATTACGGCAATGACGAGTTTCATGATTTGTCTCCTTTCCGATTTAGGGCTCGAGCTGTTCTCCGCGTATCCAAGCACCATGAGATAGTTTGTGTCCTGCCATCTTGCCGCAGTATGCCGCAACACCTGTCTCGTAGTCCTCTTGCCTATGGTTGCAGCGTCCAGTTGGGATCGATGAGGCTTTTGGCAACTCTGGGATAGCCTCAGCCACATACTCTCCCTTGCGGGCCTTGGCGTCCAAGATAGCTTGCGCGATACCAGCCTTGATCTGCTCGCTGATGTATGGCTTGGCTTCTTCGATCATTTGCTCCCGCCAGTTGGACAGCCGAATCGTCTCTTGGAGCGTGATCGTCTTGTGCCAGTTGCACTTCTTACACTTGGCGCAACGCCTGGGCGGGGTTTCGTTCTGAGCTATCCAAGTGTGTCGACAGTTCGCATACTCGCAACGCCATAAGTAGCCTGTTTCCTTAGCCATGTCCCATTGTAGCATATTAGTGTGCCAACAGGGGCGCTAACGGGACACAATGTTACATCTGATATCGCCTATTCCCCACCCAGCATAGCCGCCAGTCGGTCAGCAGCAGGCCCGGAGATGCTCAGCGTGACGTTGCTACCGCTCGCCTGCGCCTTGGACGCATCGCGCATACCCATCAGCTCGGCATGCAACTCCAGAGCCTTGATCTGGACCCGGTAATCAGGCGCTTCGGATTGCGTAACCTGTTTACCCTCAAGCGTTTGGTTAGCCCTAGCATCGAGCAGTTCTTCGACCTTCGCACCCACGCGATCGATCGTAATCCCCCGCGCAGACGCCATTTGCTGGTATCTCTGGCGCAGTTCCGTGGATTCCAAGAGTTTATTGGGTGTTCTGTACTGTGAGGGAGGGTAGCCGGCATCTTTCGCGGCTAAAGTGCCTGTTTTGCCTTCTATGAGGCCTTCTATGAAGCGAGTTTCCTTCAGTTGTTCGACGGCTTGTGGGCCTTTTGACTGTGCTTCGAGATTTTCGAGCATGGTGGCATAACTCATGGGTTAGAGTATAGCGTCCGTAGTCTTTAGATGTCGCTCTTTTGCTTATCCACCTGGATTGGCTCCTGATCTGTATCTATGATGTCCGGGCGAGAAGAGAACTGCGGGGATCCTGCTATTCTCCCCGACCGAGCGCACCATTCCGACCCTAGATCAATATGTCCAGTCGTCTTGTCGTCCAAGTTCCGCATACGGTCATAAAACTCTGGTGGCAATCCCATTATACTCCGCCTTTCGTGGGCTGTATTGCTTCCCTGGATAGCTCTGAGCGGGCCTCGGAAAGCCAAGCGTCTATTCCACTACCCGACGAGTCCGACCCTGCCATCTCCAGCGCTCTCATGGTCTCCCTGTATGCGGAGAGGAGGGAGTCAAAGTCGGAGGCGCTAACGGCAAATTCAGTCTCACCTTGCCAGAACTCATACTTACCGAGTTCAAACCGCTCTACCTTCTCTGGGTCGAAGTCCATCATCTTGCCTCCTAGGTATAACAGTTATTTGACTTTACGTCCATACTCATCAATGCCGAGATGAGCACTGAGCTTTTCATGCCAATGCTTGTGGAGTTCTACGTCATCCACGATGGCTGAACAGGAAGGGCACCTGAAGAATGCTATATTCCCGATAGCTACCGCCACAAATTTACCGTCGTTCATTTCCCTTTCCTCCAATATTCAAGGCGTGCGCAGATTCCCTCAAATCAACGCTTTACAAACAACCATAGGCCGCTAGAACTGACGTGAGGCCGGCCATCTTTATGCACTCTCAACTTCCAACCCGCCGCGATAAAGCAACGCCCTGGCATCTTCCGTTTGCGGTATTTGTGAGCCGCTGGACGAAGCGCTGAGGGATCGACATACGTGAACAGCCTATTTGCTCCCCAAGCTTCTGCAACGGCCCTTTCCGCCTCAAGAATCACATCGCTGCTCAAGCGGTCAGATTCGTTACGGAAGATGGAGCAGTTGTAACCGATTTGGTGGTCATCGCGCTTATCTTGGGAGAGCCAGCCAAATACGATTGTGCCCTCGGCATTCCTCAAAACCATCGTTCGCCCTGGAGGCATGAACTGATTGCTTCCAACCGTCTGGCGAGAGTAATGCCGATCTGCCAGCGCAGCGGACTCGGGATCAAACTTATTCACCCGTATCAAGCCATCGGTAAATTTCAACATCGGCATTTGCAACCCCCAAAAACTTTACCGCAGCAGCAGATTCCCTTCAGGCCCTAATCAAACGGCATCATCGCGAACTCTTGCGCCCGAATAGCCCGCTCCAATCGTGCAAATTCTCTCTCAAAATTGTCTCTTTCGCCCTCATCGATCCACGGCGTCTGGCCGGCCATCTTGGAGTACCAAAGCGCCGTTAGTGTCTTTCTTTCGGCGAGAAGGTTGTCTAACTCTAGTTCGTCGGGAGAAAGTCTCTTGCGATACCCGATTGGTCTTCCTCTCATTTTGCCCATAACTCCCTTGCATTAAAGCCACCACCCTCATTGTCTTTTTTCATTGGCGAGGTATTTGTTCTTAATCCTTCTGTATCTGTGTCTGTATATGCTTCTGATATGGTTACAGGTTCATTAGCTTCCGTTACCAAACCATTACATCCAGTTACACAGCGTTGCTTTGCCCTATGTCGAGCCACTCTACGCCGGTTCCCCTCTTGGCTTATGGCGCGAGTGACAATGGCTCTGTACTTCTCCGCATTCAACACGATCCACCCACCTGGAACTCGCTCTATGCGCCTGCCCTCGTTCTCAGGGTCGGACGAGTCCAGATCAGGCCCTTCAAGAACGTGAATAGCCGCAGATGCCTCAGCCAACTCAACATTGGCGCGACGTGCTATATTGGCGATGGACGCGAATTGGCAGAAGCCAGTCTCATCCATCGCCGCAATCATGGTCACCCAAACGATCCGGGTTGCATTGGACTCCAACCAGATTGAAGAGTCCAAAATCTTGGTGAATATCTTGTTGTACATGCTTGCAATTGTAATGCATTAAGTGTTACATTGGCAATAGCTGTAAATGACATCGTAGCTCAATTGGTAGAGAGCCTCCCTATAAGGAGGCGGTTGTGGGTTCGAGGCCCACCGATGGAAACTGACAGCCTAGGGCAGAGATAGACGAAGCGGTGGCGACGGTCACAGCAACTTCGGAACGATGCGTGAAATCCTCACCGCCCACCCATTCAGGACTCCCCCGCACCCTTTCCTCTCTCCATCAGCCGAAATTTCCGTAGACGCTGCGCCAAGAAATAAATCTCGTCAACGTCTCCGCAGGAGGTCATCACGGGAACTCCCCGTTTTGTAGCCAGCCTTGACAACTCCGACACTACCTTCAACCATTCCGTTGCGCGTGCTTCTGTGTCTGCCATGGCGCCATCCTGGTGCGTGGGGTTAGCCTTCTCGGTTGTTGTGCGCAAACTCGTGGAGTGCTCGGCTAGCGCCAATCCAAGGCATCCAGTCATGCCCGCAATCGTTGCATTCCCAACCTGTGTCAAGTTCGCCCAGACACTTGGCGCACCGATCCGCGCTTATCAACTGGCTCACGAGGTTTCTGGGAAGTTTGCGCGGGTTGTTAGCATCCATAACGGCATACAACTCGATTGCCATCTGGCTATCAACGATTCCGCGATTCGTATGGTCGCTCTCGGCATCATGCCGCTGCTTAAGTTCTACAATTTTGGTATTCATATTTTCCTTTCGCGGGCCAGCTCGCACCGGCCCGCAGGGGGTTAGTGTTTGGCGGGAAATACAGCCATTCCTTTGGGCGGCCCAACATCACACAGGGTCGCAGGAACACCATCTTCAGATAACCAAAGTTGGCGCCACTTTACGGCCCGGTTGAAGGCTTCTAGGCAATCGCTAAGATATGCCGCCAAGATGAAGTCTGGAGTTCCAGAATCCTGCTCCATCGAGCATCGATTGATAACTCGGGAAATCTCTTCCTCAAATTCACTTACCATAAATATCACCTCCCTACGCGTTGTGACGTATGGCCGAATCCTAGAGAATTCCGCAGGGGTCTTTATCCGACTTACAACAGTTCGAGTCGGAGCCAAACGGAACGTTCATACAGCAGGCGTCCGTCGTACAGATGATCGGGTGAAAGGCCGGCGCATGGCTGGGGATGGTGTTGAGGGTCATGGTGGCGAGTTTTAGCATTGGTTCTCCTTTTCGATTGGTCACAACGTCAATAGCGGTAGCGGTCGCAGGATGGGCAGGGAAGCTCTCCATAGTTGGAGCAGTAGCATTGATCGCCACCACAACGGCACGGAACGCTACCTGAGTTCTGGCAACGGAAGCAGAACGGAGCGTCATCAACTTCGTCATAGTCGCCGTCGTTCGGCTCTGCCAACGGGTCTAGATCGCTCATGGTTCACTGTCCTCCTTCGGGCTGCTCGGGTGATGGGATTTTTTGCACAGCGTCGAATAATGCGCGGGCGATTCCTGGATAGGTCCGAGCCCTATCAGCAGACCGTGTGGGGGATGGAGCAAGACGGTTCTGTCCACTATCTGTTTGATTGGCCCAGCGTGGCTTACCTTCTATCAAACGCGGCGGCACAACGGTATCGAGCGTAAAGCGAAGCAGAGGAAAGTCATGCATCCATAAGCACGTTCTCTTGCTCGCATCGTCCCCAAACCACCACGGCTGCACAATCTGGTCAGGTTTGCGCCAAAGTCTGCTCATGATTCCGACGCTGTTTTCAATGCATTTGTGCTTTATCGGAGCCCGTGCCAGAGTCATGAAGAATTCTGCGCTGATGTTCACGTCTAACTGTGTTCTCTGACCCGGCTTTCCGTTCCAATGCTGCCCAGAGCTTGAAAGATAATCACATGGCGGCATAGCTATCAGGCAATGCCAATAGCCCTCAGTTGCTCTCATTATGCCTAGTACATCTCCAATGTAGTGAGCGCGATGCGTTCCGTCTTCTGCTGGCTCCAAGTCACATGTATAGGCGTTGTGCCCAGCGGAACGTAATAACTCACGAAGGTATCCCGATCTTTGACAAGCCAAAAGAATGTTCATTGCTCACCTGCTGGGGACTTGGATGGAACGTATTTGCCGTCGCGCCACTCGTAGCGCTTGCTGCCCTTCTCCGTGTTGCAGTCATGACAAAGAGCCGCGTTGTAAAACAGTCCGTCAATGGCTATGCGGTCGTCGCGATGTCCCCCGCCTGATCCGCGTCCGTTCTGGTGGTCAAATTCGGCACTGGGAATCATAATTGGGCGATGACATATAGCACATTCCCATCGCTGGCGAATTATCATCTTGCGCAACCGATCCCTATACTCACGGCGACCAGGTAGGGTGTCTTGGCACACTACCCGACCATCAGGGTATGTCATGACACCGTTTACTATCGGATGCTTTGGCGGGGTCTTGGTGCGGCGTGAGCGGATCATTTGGCTGCTCTCTTTCCATAAGTATTCAGGTCTTCGTAATCTCTCTCTTTGCGTTGGGCGCCAATGGCGGCGCTCTTCTGATCGAGCATATTGGTCCTCCAAGCAAATCCAGGTTGAGCCTTAATGGTCAAGTCGTTGAAATGCTTACGACAGGCACCAATCTTTCCAACTCTACGAAGAGAAGGATCGCCACAGACAAAACATACATCGCTTCGATATTCATTCGGCTCCGTTTTGATCTTGGCATCATTGATTCCCTTCCAGTTTGGCCCAATTCCACGTATATGGTTCTTGGCGTTTGCAGTTTTGTTGCATTGCATACACTTAGGGTGTTTTTGGTTTTTGATCCCGAAGCAGTAGATAGGCTTCAAGTCGTGGCAAGATGCGCAGCGTTTATAACCCTCGGGAACATCAGCCGGCACATGCTTGGAGTTGAGGAGAGGCCGGAAATTCCCTATCAGCCAAACCTCTATCTCTAGCATATTGCCACTCCAAAACTCTGCCCATGTCACCCTGCTAACTCCTGCATCCCTGAAATCCTCTAGCAGATTATGATTGATGAGGCGCTCCCTCATTTTGATAGAAGACCCAATGTAAAGCAGGTCGCCTCCAGCCCATACGAAGTAAACTCCACTGACTTCGGGGCAAGCAGAAACTAAGTTCATCCACCACTGTTTCTTTGGGGATGTTCCACGCCTGTAGCGACTGCCACTCATCGCGTGACCTGCCTATACTCATCTACGCGCTCATAACCGAACTTCGCCAGCACTTTGGGGCTAGGAGGGCGCTTTCCCTTGGCCGTCATGTGTAGCTCAGGAACTCCCAAACCCATGTCAGCGGCAAAGCGCGTCCATGACCGGCCCTGCCGCTGCCTGTTAATGTGTCGCACCATTGATTCTCGGTTCATAGTTAGTCCTCATATTCAATATGCCACAGTTTTTATCGCCTGCGCAAATTATTTTCAAGAAAAGTGAATTTAGGGCTTTACTTTTATTCACGCTCGTGAGAACGTAGAGAAGTCACACAGGAGGCCACACGATGACAAGCACCGCATACTACGCAGAACAGAAAGAACTCCGCAACCTCGCCAACCCGCTTCTGTGCGATTTCCCGGTTATGGACTATGACATGGTCATACGCGACTGCGGCGATGCCGGCGTGCATGGTACCCAAGGCTGCTGGTGCCCCACCCACGGCCTCATGGTGGAGCGGAAGAACCTGGAGCAGGATCGTACAGCCCCGGACGAACTGAAGATGCTCGACAGCGAGCGTGAGGCGTGCCTGGAGGATATCAAGCGGTATCAGGATGCCGCGATGGAGGCGGGACAGTGAACAATTTCGCGGAGTACCTCACGCCCGAACAAGCGCATAAGCAATATCTGGACATCAACGAAGGCAAGTCCCCTTTCAGCCTTCGTCAGCTTCGCCATATGGCCTCAGATGGCCGCAAATGTCAGTGTGGTGAGCCGGTGTGGAGGATGGTTGGACAAGATTTATGCTTTTCTTGCACCACTGGAGAGGCGGACGCTTCGGACGATTACGAGCTTATCTATACACCTCTCAAACGTTCTAGCCGCAGCAGTAAAACGCAGCACTAACCAAGGAGGTATGACATGGAAATAAAATGCGACAAGTGCGGGAAAATAGTAGTAATCAACGACAACCACGGAACCGTCCAAGGCAGAGTTTTGCAATGCACTTGCGGGAAACATCTTTCTCTGTAGCACCACAGAAGTTCGCCCAAGGGCGCGGAGGTTGGAGATGTCTCAAGATAGCCGAATCGATCGTATCCATGCTGATGATTTTCTCAATGCAGCAATTGGGCAAGCAAACCGAGAAGCGTTGATGGATGTGGGCGATTGCGCCTGCCATCTATACTGCGGAGAAGACTCTCACTCTGGTCGGGAATGGCACACCCACGAAGGTGATCCTTGCCCGCTGCATCCCAACGCCCCAATGATTGGCTGAGTAGGCCCAGTCCTAACCCCTAACCCGCACCGCGAAGGAGATGTGATGAGCGAGCGCACCCGCAGAGAAGAGCAAGAGGAAGTCATGGCGTCCTGGATGCTGCAAGGGTCAACGGACTACGGTACACCGGAGAAGCTGGCGTTTGGGTTATACAGCGCTGGCCAATGGCTGAGGCACCCGCCGACGTGGTTCCGCATCTCTCGCAATGTTGTTCTGTTTATGGCTGTTGTGTGCCTTTTGGAGTATTGCGCATACAAGGCCATCGCTGACTATCTTGAGCAGGTTTACCCGTAGGAGAAAGGAACATCATGAGTGTCGAAGGAATCACAGTTGAGCATCCGGGCTTAGACGCTGCGCTGGCACGCGCCCAGAGAATGTTTCCACCAATCAAGAAAACCAAGACAGCCACCGTCAAGGGAACAAGCAAATCGGGCAAAGCATTTGAATACGACTACAAATATGCTGACCTCGCCGACGTTCTCACCGCAATCCTACCATGCCTCACGGCAGAAGAGATTAGCGTTCGTCAACCCATCCGGCGCGTCGATGGTCGCATGTATCTCGTCACCGAACTTCACCACTCATCAGGGCAGGCGTGCGCCGATGACGGCATTCCTCTCGGCCCCAACAATGATCCCCAGGCTTTCGGAGCGGAACACTCCTATGCCCGTCGTCAGGGTCTCTGTGGCATGTGCGGCGTGGCCCCAGAAGAGAATGAGGACACCCAGGTAGCCAAAACCACCCAGCAACGCGGCAAAGACCTCGCAGCAGCCCAGCAGCGCACGGCACCGGCTACCGCAGCGGCCAAGCTTGAGGATGTCACGCCCATCACCACTAAAGAGTCCCAGCACATCAAAGACGAGTTGAAGCGGACAAAACGCAAGGCCGCAGAGCTTTACGAGTTCCTTGGTCAGACGATAGGAACAGTCATTCCGGCCCGCAAGTATGCCTCCATCCTCAAGTGGTTCAAGACTGATTCCGAAATGCCGGCCGGTGTCTCCGAAGCTTTCTCTATCCTCGACTTCACACCCGAAGAAATCGCCAACTTCTGCAAGTCCAAGGGCAACGACTGGGACTCAATCCTTACACAACTAAACAATATGATCGGAGCAAAAAGTGAATAGCGGAATCATTGAAGACGAAGTGACTATCCCAGGCAACGGCGAAATCATTCCTCCCGAATCAGCATCTGCGGAACTGTTCAAGCCCAACGGTCTCGACAAGATCATCGCAGAAGTGCGTCGCCGGGTTGAGGAGCACCAGCCTGACATCTCCACCGAAAAGGGACGCGCTGCCATCAAGTCCCTTGCTTTCTGGGTTTCAAAGCAGAAGACCACTGTGGAAGAGTACGGCAAGAACATGAGCATGGCCATCAAGCGTCAGGCCACAGACATCGACGCCGAGCGGAAGCGTGGCAAGGAAGCATTCGACGCTCTACGGGATCAGGCCCGCAAGCCACTGGACGATTACGAAGCAGCCGTCAAAGCGCGGCTTGATGCCCACGAACAGGCTTTGAAAGAAGTTGGAGAGTTGAGCGCTGTACCTTTCGGTGCCGATGTGGCCGAGATCGAAAGGCGCATTGCCAAGCTGGATGAGTATGCCCTGCGCAATTGGGAAGAGTTCGCCGTCCGTTTCAGCCTTTCTAACGATGCCGTATCCCTTCGGTTGAATACAATCCTCTCGCAGACCAAACAGCAGGATGCCGAGCGGGAAGCATTCAAGCGGTCAGAGGCAGAGCGCATCGAACGTGAGTCGGCAGAAGCCAAGGCCCGCCAAGAACGTGAACAGAAAGAGCGCGACGAGCGCATTGCCCGCGAAGCTACCGAAAGAGCAGAGCGGGCAGCGGCAGAACGTGAGGCCCAAGCCAAGCGCGATGCAGAGGCGGCGGAGGCCCGCGCAGCCAAGGCGGAGAAGGATGTTAAGGAGGCAGCAGCAAAGGCCATCCGCGACCAGGAGGCAGCAGTAGAGGCTGAGCGCCAAAGGAACGAGCGTGCACGGTTGGCGGAAGAGGCTGCAACCAAGGCCCGCGAAGCCAACAAAGCGCACAAGTTGAAGATCGACAAGGAAATCATTTTGGCTCTCGTCGCCTACGAAATGTCTACCGCAACCGCGCGCGAGATCGTCGCTGCCATGTCAAGGGGTGAAATACCCAACGTCAAGGTTATTTACTGATGACCTGCGTAATCTGCGACAGGACAGCAACCATGGTGGCCGGAAAGAAAGGGTTTTGTTCTGGCCACCGTACAGAAGCAATCGAGGCGATGAAGGCACTCGGCGACCGCAAGACAGGCAAGGGCCACACACCACGATGGACAGATCAGCAGATCGCGAGGAGACCATGAGCAAAACGGCAGAATTGACAATTGTTCCGCATAGTGATGGCTTGGATGAGGTGGTGGCATACTGGCGAAACTTTGAACCGGGCAAGGGAAGTGTTGTTTTGACCTGCTGGGGTAGCGCATGGACATGCTATTTTGGCGGAATGATGGGACAAACTATCCAAGAGTTCTTCGCAGGTTGCGGCTCCGATTACCTCGTAAACAAACTCGGCTGCACGCAACACCTGAAGCAGTCGAAGCGCAATGATGCCTATCTCGCCAAGATCATAAAAGCGGTGCAAGCCGCACTCTCTAAAGAAAAGTAACCGTCCCTATCGGGCGAAGGAGAAGGCAACGTGATGGATTTAGATATTACCGACCAAGATAGGAAGCAAGCCGAGCGGGAATATGAAGACCGTTTCGATGGCTTGGAGTTGATAACGGTGGCAGAGATGCTAATCAGTCGTGAACGCCAACTGGCTAGCTTAGAAGCTGTTTTTTCCGACGCTCTACGCCAACTGCGAAAGGCGGGGATGTGACCGACCGCGCAATCTACACGCTTCGAGCCAATATGCCATCCATTCGCGAGGCGGCGTGCAAGGCTATCAAATCGGCCCCAGACGAATACGTGGTCATCATCCAAGAGCCGACACGTTCCACAGATCAAAATTCCAAACTTTGGCCGATGCTCACTGATATCAGCCGCCAGGTAAAGCACCACGGCCTCACCCTGAGTCCCGAGAGTTGGAAGCATATGTTTACCGCAGCACTCGACCCGGAGCTTGCTGTAGTGCCAAATCTGGCCGGGACGGGGTTCGTGGTATTGGGGCAGCCTACCAGCAGCATGTCGAAGCGGAAGTTTGGGGAGTTGATCGAGTTTATAACGGCGTTTGGGGCACAGCATGATGTGGTCTGGAGCGAAAAGGAGCCATTCCAGTGACTAAAGAGTTTACGCAGCAAGAGAGGGAAGCGGCTTCGAGAATCGTGTGCGCTGGGGATTATGTTCGATTGTCCAAAGAGAGGGGCACGGATGTATCGCAGCTCATCGACCTCCAGTGCTCCATCACCGCAGCCGAGAAAGAGCTTGCGGTGGCCGTGGAGTTGCTGACAAAAGCACGCGACAGACTAGGCGATTACCCTTCACGAGACGAAATAGATGTATGGCTCAATCGCAACACCCCAAAGGAAGGCAAGGTATCGAAATGAAAGCGCAGATCGACTGGACGAACGATGAGGAAGTGGTGAGGGCGGCTTTAGAAGAATTGCCGCGTACTCGGATAGAAGTTTCAGAAACTCCAAGTGGCGATGCGAGCGTTTGGATAAATGAGCTAAGGTTCGATGCCGAGTCGCGACAAGGGTGCTTCGAAACAATACGCTCAGTCTATGCCGCTGTGAATATATTCGAGCAACTCCACCGCCCCGTAACCGAGGGTCTCGAAGACCTCATGCGCGACACAACAGATGCGGTGCGGGGGGAGGAGCCGAGGCCAAAGTGTGGCGTACCGCAATATGCCGGATCGAACCTGTGCACGCTTGACGCTGGTCATGGCGGGGATCACGAGTGCGCGCGGGGCGCAATGATTCACTGCTGGCCCAAGGGTGTCCGCACCTCAGCCGTGGCAGCCGAGGATGCGTTTGAGGCGCAAATAACTAAGTTCCGCCACTCCTATCAGAATGGAGTGGCCTTGACAGCCATCGAGCGCGATATTGCAGGGTGGTTCTGGAACGCTGCTCTTCAAGCCGCGCCAGGGGGAACGAAGGTGACGAAGCCGCCGCAGTATGACGAGTGCTATGCGGAGCTTAGAAGGCACCTAAGCAACGAAATAGGTGTAGGCATCATGGCAGTTCGCCCCGAGGTTCTTTCACGAGTTCTGGATTATCACGATGCGCTGGTAGAGGCCCGCACCAAGCATACCGGAGGCCAAGCGTGACACGACTGGAAGAGATGCTGGATTTGGTGGAAAATCGCGCACGGAAACTTTCTCAGCATGCGCCTGTGCCTCAGATAGTGCCGAGCGACATGCTGGAGTTGATAGCCGAAGTGCGCGCCGCCCTTGCCCCCAAGCTGCCGGAGGATGGCGTGCTGCCTGAGCTGGATGAACTTGATTGGGATCTGTGGTCTGCGGAGCGCATGTGCCTAAGGTGCGGATTCATGCCGGGCGAGGGAATGGAGCGGTACCTCGCCATTCACGGAGATGATGCAAAATGCGTTCGGTGCGGTGACAAACTTCCCTCCGAACTTCAAAGGCCATGGTCTGAACAAGATGGTGAATGGGCTTTGGCGTGCTTCAAGTCGCTTCCATCCGAGGAAATGCGCCTGCTTCGAAAGCAGTGGTATAGCGGAAAGTTCCTAAATCACATGGCATTCATGCGGGCACGCACTCTAGCCCTATCCGCAGAGAACGCAAGCCTAAAGTTTGACGTATTCCGATTGGTCGAAGTAGCGAAGGGAATTCGCAGATCATTTGGTTTCGCTCCTCATTCGGAGACTACGATTCAGGATGCGATGGTGGTTCCTGCCGAAGTGGAGCAAGGTTTACGGGAACTGCGAGCAGAAAACGCAAGGCTGCGGGAGGAGAATGAGGATTGGGCCGAGAAGCGAAAGAGCACGCATGAGTGGTACGCCCAGCATTACGCGAAGCTACACGATTGGGCGCGCAAGATACTTCCTGATCCATATCGGAATCAATTCTTCTTTTGCGTGGCGAATGGATTGTGGGATGTGTCGAAGGATCGCGGAGAAAAATATATGGCTGTGGGCGGCTTTGAAGTTCATCCCGGAGGATATGTAACTTTGAAGGATGCAAAGGGGCAGTTGATTGTCGATCAGACGCGCAGAGCTGAAGATGCGGAAGCCCGCGTCAAAGCAGCCGAGCGCAAACTTGAGACCGCCGTTGCGGAGCCTTGACGATGACTGCAAAACAGCAGCAGACGCAGAGCAGGCCATCCTCGCTCTCAGTAAGGCGGCCAAGTGACACCTGAAAATCAACTTAAAGCGGAAGTAATTGCCGGCCTCACGAAACTCGGCTTGTTCTACCGACGAATGCACTCGGGCGGCACGCGAGTCAAACGAGGCTTCATGTACCTCGGCCCCGAAGGAACGGCGGACTTCTTGGTGTTCAAGGGGACGATGCCGTACTGGATCGAACTCAAGGCTCCCAAGGGTACTACAGCCAAGGGCAGGAAAGAGGCACAGGCAGCGTTCGCAGAGGAAGTAAGGGCGCTGGGCCATCGGTATGCACGCTGTGAGTCCATTGGTGAGGTGATTGCGTTCCTAAGCGGCTAAAGAGAAAGCCGCCAACCGGTTAGGGTGAGCGGATGTTACAATCGAATCATAGGCGCGGGAACTCACGCCGCCGAATAAGTCGTGCCGTAGGCATACGGTTCCTGAAAAGGATAGGCTCTGCTGGACTCCCTCTGGCAGAGCCGAACGATAGAACCGAAGGGAGCGGTATGAGCGAAGAATCCAAATCTCGATATCAGCAGTATCTGAAAAGTGCGCACTGGATGGCTTTCAAGCGCCTAAAGACACAGAGTGTACCCAAGAAGTGCGCAGCTTGCAGTTCTGGAGACAAAGTTCAGCTTCACCATATGATCTACCGCGATCCCATAGAGTTGGCGCAGCTTGACGATACATGCTGGCTTTGTGGTGATTGTCACGAGACATTCCATCAGCGAGTAGGACAAGCTTTGAAGGGAGTTCCATATGCCCAACTCCTTGCGGAAACGGTACGCATAATTTTGGCTACGGCAGTGGTTGTTCCAAAGAAACAAGAGGCTCCTAAAAAGCCAAAGAAGAACAGGAAACCGAAGTCCAAATGGCGATCCTTTCGTGTCGCACGCAAGCGGTATGCTGCCATTACGGGTACAGGAGCGGTGCATAATAGCAAGCCTATTCCTGGTGTAGTAGTTGTGCGGCCTAAAAACTAAACGACTCCCACCATGGTGTGGGTTATTCGAGAGGATGAGGTGGTACCTATGAAGCCTGATGAAAGAAAGTTAGAACGGTGCCCAGAGTGCAATCACGAATGGTCAGATCATCAAGTGACAGGATGCGCATATCTGGTGGACGAAGAACCTCTACCGGCTGGGGGAACGCGCAAAACTTACTGCGAGTGTCTGGTGGCTCGTTCGAGCGTGACCCATGAAAACATCTGAGGTAATAGCCAACGCAGGGAAGCCATGAGCAGAAATAGCGGCATAGAGCGTTACTCTGTGGAGCGGTGGTCCAAGTACCACGACCTGCAAAAGATCAAAGGCTTCGGCCCGTCCGTTGCGGTCGAGTTGGCGGCCCTGCTGAGAAAGAGATTCGGGAAGTGGTACAGCGTTGAGACCATCACCACCTACGGCCTGGATAACCCTTACATGACGGATGATGCCCGGCAAGTGATGTTGAACGACCGTCAGAGGATCGACGGATTTAGAGTAAGGGGGAAACGATGAAGACGACCGAAGTGATAGCTAACGCAGGGATGAGGATCGTACCCAAGGCCAAGAATATTTTCCGCGTCGGATGGCACAACGGATACATGGTCGTGGAGTTCCGCCGTGGTGACGCTCTCTGGATATATGGTCCGGATGTAGATTCTGGAGAAATGGACAAGATTTTGCGGGTTCCTTTTCCCGATAACCAGTTCACCAAGGCCGTGAAAAACAAGTTCAAGGCTTTCAAGGTTGGCCCCACTCCAACTCCCTGTGTTCAGAAACCAAAGGAATCGTAAATGCAGGCGTCATTATTTGAGCAAGAGGTACAACGCCGCGATGCTATCCGTCCCTTGAGACCGCGTCAACTGGCGTGCATCAAGGCAGCCTTCGAAGCGATTCGAGAGGGGCATAAGCGCATAGTGATTCAGGGGCCTCCAGGCTTCGGCAAGACCCGCGTTGCCGGCGAGATATCCTCAATGTGCCTGCGCAAGGGAAAGCGGCCGCTGTTCACCTTCCCAGCCCTCAGCCTCTTGCAGCAGACGCTCGAATCTTTCGAGTCAGACGGGATGACGGATATCGGCGTTATCCAGGCAAACCACTCTCGGACCAACCCGAACGCTGGGGTACAGGTGGCAAGCGTCCAGACGCTCGTCAATCGATCGGCGCAAGAGTTCGGCCTCATCATGCCGGACGAATGCCACGAACAGAACGATGCCTTCAACGCGATGTTGGACGGAGTATATGCCAACATCCCAGCTATAGGGTTTTCAGCCACGCCGTGGGTGCGCGGCATGGGCCTGCGATGGACGAAACTCATCATCGCGGCCACCTACCAAGACATGATGGAGGATGGGCTGTTCCATATGCCCACTATCTATGGCCCAGAGCACGATGTGGAGCGCGGTGACTTGGCCGTGAAGAATGGTGAGTTTGAAGAGTCCGGCGCCGCAGCGCGCATGACTGAGCCTGCGATCGTAGGCGATGTTCTGAAGGAGTGGAAAGAGAAGGCCAGCGCAGGCAAGACATTCGCTTTTTGTGTCAATAGAGACCATGCCCGAGCGCAAATGGAGGCCTTTGCAGACGATGGCATACCGTGGGGGTACATTGACGCCAACACGCCTCCCGGAGAGCGTGACAGCGAACGTGGGACGCGCAAACACATCTTCGCGCAGCTTCAGCATGGCGAGATTGCCGGTATCGCCTCTGTGGGCTGCCTGATACGTGGCGTAGACGAGAAGATTCTTTCCCTGCTAGACCTCCAGCCAACACGAGGCGAGGTGCGGCATGTACAGAAGTGGGGAAGGTTGCGCACGCCAGATCCGAACACTCGGTATGTTGGCATCGATCACGCCGGAAACAACAATAACATTGGCCTGTATACCGACATATACCACGACACCCTCGACTGCCGTAAGCCAGGAGATCGGGCGGAAGCCTACGAGGAAGATTTCAAGGCAGCGAAACCTCGGAAGTGTCCGAAATGCCGCACGCTGATTCCGGCCGGCTCGCGCAACTGCCCTACCTGCCAAGAGCGTATGCCGCTGTACCCTGGCGTGACGGTCAAGGATGGCCGGATGGTCGAGATCAAGCCGAAGCCAAAAGCCAGCAAGGAGCAGATTTCGTGGTTCCGCGAACTGATGTATGTCGGCCGAGAGTCGAAGTTCAAGCCAGATTGGGCAGCGCATCAGTTCCGAGCCAAGTACGGCGTATTCCCAGGGCATTTCCAACAGATGGCGAAGGTGGGCAAGAAACCTTCGGACGAGGTAAAACAGTTCGTGCGCGAGTCACGTAAGGAATTCCTGCAACGCAAGAAAGAAGCCCAGACCGCAGCTAGGGTAGAAGCAATTGAGATGAGCCTATGAAGCCACACCATCAGTTCGTCGGAGGAACATCGGATGCGCATCCTGAGCGTTGCGATAGGTGCGACGTTGATTTCTCTGAGCACTGGAAGCCAATAGCGATAGACCTTTTCTGCGGGAAGGGTGGATGGACAAATGCCCTTCTCGAGAAGGGATTCACCGTATACGGCTTCGATATCGAGCCTCAGCCCGAGTACAAGGGAACATTCGTCCAGTGCGATATTCTCACACTCACCGCAGACGATCTACGGACCTATGGCGCAATATTCGCAACGTGCTCAAGCCCCTGTGAGCAGTTCTCAGTCCATGGCATGAAGCACTTCCATCCAAACCCTCCATTTCCTGCGATGGGTATCAAACTGTTCAACCATGCCCGCGCTCTGTTGGAAGAGTTGGGCATTCCCTACGTTATGGAGAATGTGAGACCAGCCAAGAACTTTGTGGGGCGAGAGACGAACCATTGCGGGCCATTCTATCTGTGGGGGCCAGGAGTGCCTGCTATCTTTCCGCCATGCGCCTACAAAATCCAAAAGGGTCTAATGACCAAATGGATTGATAGCAAAGGAAAAACTAGGACGCAGGGGCCGCAGGGAAGGGCTGGCCGTCTACCCGGAGAAGGAACAGTAGCAGCAAGTAGGGAAAGAACAGCACAGGCTGCAATGATTCCACTTTCCATAGCCCGCGCGGTCGCAGATGTGGCCGAGAGATACATTCCTTGAAATTCAAAGTGTGGTGAATCAGACACAGTATGTAGCAATTTAGACACGTGTGCAAAATGATACGAAAGTGTGGCTTCCCAACACTATGAAGGCACAGTTAAAAAACGCTACCCTTATGCCGATCCCAAAGTGGGAGGCCACCTTAGCGGAGGCGGTAGCCGTAGCGCTGCTAAAGACGCCGCAACCGTGTGAGGATTGGGAGATAGCCGCTTGACTGGCGCGGAGATAGCTCGCCACTTGAACGGGAAGAAGACTGGGAGAGGTCGATGGTTAGCCCTTTGCCCATCTCACCCGGATAGAAAGCCGTCACTGTCCATTAGTGAAGGAAAGACTGGAGTGCTGTTGACCTGCCAGAGTCACCATTGCAACTTCATGGATGTAGTCAAAGCGGCGGGGCTGCAACCCCTCATGCTGAGGTACGACTATGACCCTGCCGGACGATTCGATTCACGAGCATATGCTGAGATGCAGCGCAAACAGCGTGAGGCAGAACAAGCCGCTGAGACCGCAAAGAGGGAGTTGAGGATATGGCACCAAAAGGTAAACCAGTGGGAATGCGCAGCCGCATCAGCTTTCGCCACCATGATAGCCCACGGTCGCACGCCAGAGGCTCTATACACTGCCGATCTGTGGCACCAAGCCCTTTCCATCGCCCGCATGTACCGAGAGCGCCTATGGACGCTACAGAAGGCCTCAGGGGTGTCGCGTAGCAAGTTGGGCGAGGTTGATTGCTATATCAAGATTGAACCAAAGAAGTAAGGGTGGCTACCGAAGCCAGAAAGCAGGACAGAATGGCCCCACATCAGCAGCGCGTAGTGGATGAGAAAGCGGAATTGTCCAAAAAGACGCAGAAGCTCGATACCTTCTGCGAAGGCTCCATTTATGCCTCACTCCCCGCCGCCGAACAGTCACGGCTAAGTAGGCAACTCCTAATCATGCACCTGTATGAGCAGGTTCTGGAAGAGCGCATCGCAGCCTTCACGGCATAGACGTTCGGTGTACGAATTCTGAGAGGAAGGAGATCGCGGCCAATTGCCAGAGCAGCAGTATGATGTAACCACCGCTGGACTTGCCCAGCGGGATACAAGAGAGCAAGACGCCTGCATAGACAGGAGCCTGGAAAGGCCAAGAAAAGCCGCCTGATTAAGGGCGGCATTCTTGTTTTCGGGGAGGAAGCGGTTAGGCGGTGGGTGCGGAATCCGGGTCGGCTGTTGTCGCTTCGGTGTCGAAGTCAGCAAGCTTGGACGCAATCGCATTGGCGCGGTCAACTTCTGGCTGGAGATCGGCGGGAGTGCTGCCGACCGCAATCTTCGCTGCCAGGTCGGAGAGAGTCTTCTGGAGGTCGGTGCCGAGCTTCTGCACTGCGGTTTCGATGGTGTCGAGGGCGGTATCGAGGTCTGCTTGAGTGGCCATGAGTGATTGTCCTTTTCTGAGTTGGAATACGAGGATGAGCGTCAACACCTGAAGGGCTGCGAACGCGGAGATGTAGAGGGCGAGGGGCATGGTGGTTAGGATGTTTCGGGCGGCGTGAGTGGCGTTGCATTGGGCAGGAGAGCCATGAAGGCATCTGCGGTGATGGGAGTGGTGGCAGCCGCTTGGTATGCAGCGAATGCATCCACGGCAAGTTGCAGAAGGACTGCGACGAGTTGTTCGTTGTTCACTTCGGCCTCATTTCTATACCAACTATGATAGGCCAATCGGTATCCTGGACGTTAGAAGTAGTTGTCTGGCAGGTTGAAGTTCCGAGAGTTCCGATGCTAGCGACGATGGGTGAAAGTTGTGCGAGGTCAGCTTCGACTACGGACTGCGCTGTACCGGTCTTGGTAGTCTCGTAGGTCATCATGGCATCCACCGCAAGAGTCTGCGCTGCCTTGGCCTTGTTGATGATGTTGTAGGCGCATTGATTGTGGGGGATAGTTCGAGCCTCATATGCGGCCTGTGCGCCGTCGATGGTCGCCTTGGACGCGCTGAGTGTTTGGAAGGTAGTTCGCTCCCAATCGGAGCAGCCGGCCAGAAGTAGGCAGAGGAGAAGCGGGAGGATGCGTTTCATTTGGTCTCCTTGCTGGATTCTTCGAGTGCCTCGGTTTTGGCCGCTTGCCCCTTTTGGTATGGCATCCACTCGCAGAATCTCTCAGTTTGAGGCTTTTCGCCTTCCCCTTGATACAGGAACACAGAAGTTATTCCCGAAGGGTTCCCGTTGTAATCGAATACGGTCAGGTTGACCATGATATCCGAATGAACGAAGGTAACGATGGCGGCCATGGGCTGCTCATCAGGCGAGATGGGGCGAGTTGTCCAATACCAAACTACTCGTCCGATTGTTGGCTTAATCATGAATTCTCCTTCGGGGCTGGATTGATTATGTCGCCGCCGCCCTTCGACGTGCTCTGGGATAGAGCCTTTCCTGTGAGAATTCCGCCGCCGAATCCGAGCACCGTGTTGCCAGCATTGGCGAGGTCGCGCCATGTCCAGTGGTCTGCGATGCCCACGGCCAGCAGGGCAAGAACGATTAGGAAGCAGGCGATTAGTTGGGTGCGACGGTCGTTGTCTGGCATTACAGGAAGTTCTCCGGGGCATCCTCATCTGGCGCGAAGTGGTAGCTCGGTGGCTCCGGTTCTACGACCTTTACCCGCTTCAGGTTCAGGCGGTCAATGTCGCCTCCCGATCCCCTGCGCTCGCAGATGGGGCATCCAAGCTTGCCACAGATCTGAGGCTTTGGCGGGTTAGGCTCTCTCATGGCTACTCCAAAAAGTTTGCAGCGGGCGTTGCTCCATGCATTGGTAGTTTGAGATGGGCCTAACAACCGCCACGATCCCCGCCGCGCAATCAGCATATCACTTCGGATGTCCGTAGGTAAGCCAAAATTGCGTTGCCATCAATAGACCAATTCCAATCGCGAAACCCCAACTCAGGCGGTCTATCTTCTTGCCTTGATCTTCCTGATTCTTTACAACGATCTTAAATGCCCCCTGGTCTCCAAAGAAAGCTGACCAAAGGGTCTCCAAGGCCGTCGTCCGCAGACCGTGCTTGTCAGTCCGCTCAATAATGGTTTCCTGATTCTTGGCAAGTCGCTCGTAACGGATGTCATCAGTCTTGCGACGCTCCGCTTCAAGCTCGTCTTTGGCCTTGATGCGAGCGTCCACAGCCTCAATAGCCGCCATCACGACTTCCATCGTCAGAGACCTCTCGGCCATTGGATCACCGTGTACAAGGCTGTTCGGCAGCGTGCGCGGGCGGATGGGATAGGCGCTTGCAAACGGTCAGAGCAAGGAACACGATAGCGAAGACGAAAACCAGAACGAGAGGCGCGCGTTTTGACATCCTGATTCATACTCACCTTTAGATGGCGGAACAGCTTTCAGAGTATCATTCTACGACATGCACATACACTTTGACCCACACGCACAAGACTGGATAGCAGCCGTAGTGCTCATGGTCATGCTCTGGAGGCTCCCCAAGGGCGCTCTGAGGGCGATAGAGGCTGCGTTCGGACTCCAAGGCATCGTTCTCCTGTTATGGTACTCGTGGCCGCTCTGGGCTGCGTTCGACAAACTCATCAACCTACCTCTGGAGACGGCCGCAATCTGCTTCTGCCGCAAGTTCCCCGTCGCTCAGTGGATGCTCATTGCGCATATCCTGCTAAAGATTTTCCTTTACGCCGACATGGACTGCGATTGGGAGTTTCCGACCGGGCCGCTTCCAGTGGTGATTTATTGGCTGAACTGTCTCATCATCCTCGTTCTTCTCGCGTACACTTTTCGAAAGGAGAACCATAATGGGATCACCGCCGATCACACCACCCACCCCGCCAAAGAAGCCGTCTGAAGATGAAGTTCCGCCTGAACAACCGAACGAAGAACCGCCGCAGTAGTGCTACACTTATTTCGCTGGCGATGCCGAAGAGTCCGATGTCTCGGGAAGCATCGAATAGCCCATTGCAGCAGAAAGCCTACCCTCCCCGGTAGGCTTCACTGTTTACTGGATGGTTGCTTTGCCGCTGATCTTGACGTTGCCTGAGATGACGGCGTTTGGTAATCCTCCGGGCGGAAGATACGAACCTACAGGCCCTCTATCCAAGCCATCGCTAGCTGTGTTGTGCAGGACCGCATTGGTGAATTTGAAACCGCCTTTGACGTAGTTTAGAAGGCTGGAGATGTTCGGCGTTGTGCCCGCAATAATTCCCGCTTCCACGTCCCGCTGCGTTGCGAACACCCAGTGCGAGGCCCACGCGCTACCGCTTCCAGGTTGTGTTGTAGATCCGCTTGTGTGAGCGTCATAGGCGATGTAATTGATTGTGGCGCCACCATACCAGCCGACGACAGAATTGCTCGCGATATCGCCCGGATTGTAGTTATGCCCCGTCACCCATGCCGTGCCCACCGCGTGATTCAGGCCGTTCGGGTCGGTGTCGTATTTAGCGAAGTTTCGGGTGGAGTCCACAAAGCCAGGGTTGACGGCAAGATCATGCGTACCCGGAGTGGTGGCGAACTGATTGGCGGGATTGCCGTATATGCTGCCAGTGATGTTGTAGGTGTTGTTGTAGTCGGCAAGGATAGCTGCACCGTCTGTCACGGAGCATGTTGAGGTCTGCGTTTGCATGGCAATCCCACCGCCAGATGCAGGCCGGAAATAGCTGTTGTTTGCCGCGGTAAGCGAGTTCGCAGGGATCGTCTTGGAGCCTGCCTCACAGCCCACGCCTTGGACGAGGCTGGTAGTTCCCGCATTGACGCTACCAATCACCGCTAGCGCGTGCGTGACGCTCATCTTGAGGTTCGTCCATGTTGCCAGAAATGAGGCGTTCAACTCTGACCCTGTGTTGTCTCCGAACGCATTGGCGAGAAAATAAGGGTTGGTGAGAGCCACCGTAACATTAGCTGCCGTAGAGTCGGCCGTGGGTTCTACTTGATCGCTTCCGGTATCCGAGCATCCCTCAAAGATGAAACCGTCCAGCGTTGCGTTCTGGCCTCCTACCTTGATGTTGAACGGGTGGTTGTTGAAGCAGTTCGCGGGGTTGTACATCGACATGCTGTAGGTGTTCGACATAGAGCCGCCAGGGAAGTTGGCGAAGTTCAACGCTCCGATAGCCAGCACATTGCTCCAGGTCGTGGGAGAGCCGTTGGTGAAGTTGAATGGCCCTAGACCGGGAACGCCAGATGTTGCAACAGGAGCGTCGTACTCAACATCATCGCTAACGAATCCGTCGTTTTGCCCCGGAGTACCATCTACAAACACGCGGCCACCCGAGAAGATTACGTGCTGGAATCGGCGTGTCCCTGTGGTCTTGGCCGTGGTAGCTTCGATCTGCGCAATTCCGTTGGAACTCGTATTTACGGGACTGCTGATCTTGCCAAAGGTTAGGTCGAAGTTGCAGGCTCCGCACATGGCAGAGGTCTCAGCAATGTTTCCGCTGTGGTCTATGTTGAAATGGCTCATCACGACGCCGGCCGTGGTTGTCGGCCTGATCCATAGGAAGTTGCCGGTAGATGACGCGGCCCCCACATAGCTCGCATTGAAGTATGTTCCGTTGAAATTTCCGCTATCGCTGAAGTTCGAGGTTTGGTTTCCAAAACCTCCCGAGTTGATATTTCCTTGGGAGCTGATGACGACGGGGTGTGACGCACTTCCAGTGATATTCAGGACTGCGCTCGTAGCAGAAGCGGCCGATCCAATGTTCCACGTATAAAGCGCTGTGGCAGGGGTTGAGGCTGCGGAAGCATCATAGGTAATGCTTCCATCTCCCGAGGTTGTCCAGCTTGAGGTGCTACTCGTCCATGCCGCGTTGCATTGGTCTATTCGCCCTTTGTAGATAAAGGCCCCAAGGTTGATGAATATCCCAGTTCCGGTAGCCGTCTGGCAGGCAAGAGCAGCAGTTCCCGTATTATCGACGGGAGAGGTTCCGATTACACAGGTGGAACCCGCTGGACAGGTTACCGTGACTCCACTATTTATGATCGCCGTGTCCCCATTTCCGGGAACTCCTGCCCCTCCCCATGTTGCCGCATTCGTCCATAGGCCTGTGACCGAAGCTGTGTATGCAGTGGCCCATGCTGGAGAGGATAGACAGAGAAGCAGGAGGGTGAGAATCTTCTTCATTAGTTGAACACCTTGACGTTGTATGCCTTACTCGCGGGAGTGCCGATCACGAAAGCCACGATTCTCACCGTTGCCGTGTTTGCGGAACCGACATTGCAGTCAATAAATGTACCTGTGGATGCAGGCGTTCCATCGGTAGCGTTTGCCACGCAATTGGAGCCTACCACTGCCCCTGTTATCGTAACGTTTCCAGTATTTGAGCCACCAACAGCGAGAAGCGTACCGGTAATGGTTCCCGTCACGCCCGTCAACGGTGCCGAGGCGAACGCCGCGCACGATGGGCCAGTGTTAATAGCCATACCGACCACGGCCTGACCAGCAGGGCAGGATACTTGCCCCGAGGCATATGCAGTCTTCGCGTTAGGCAAGTGCTTTGAAGGAATCGACAAGATAGCCGCTAAGGCTACGACGGCTACGGTCAGGATAATGACAGAACGGGAGATTCTCATTGTGGCTCCTCAGTTGATTATGGAATAGGTGATGCAGGCCGGATTGGTTGTCGGTGCGGCGGTCGTGATCGTAAAACTCGTTCCTGCCGTACGGGCCGATACCGAGAGTAACGATGGAGTTGTATTGCAGGTAACTCCGAGTCTCGTTCCGAGGGAAGAATCGAACGTTAGGGAGATCTCACTGTTGGCTGTCACTGCCGTAGTATTGACTACCACCGTGGTCGCACTCGCAGCCACCACCACAGCGCCAGCCGCTGCCGCAGAGCACACAGCAGGAGATGCCGAACTAGCGCAATTAGCGCCTGTCGCATATAGCGCCATTGTCGCCTTGCCCTGGTTGCTGATGATGCCGTTGGCGTTGATGTTGCTCCATGAGGCCGTCTGCAAAACACCATTGTTGGCAAGGTTTGCCACCGATGATCCACCGTTCGCATGGACATCAAAGAAGTATCCGGTGAATCCAGTACAGGAGTTGAAGCCAAGGAATGTGCCCGCAGTATTCCATCCAGTGGGTTGAGTTGAGCCAGAGCAATTGAAGTAATGCAACGGAGTGCTGGTAGTTCCAGTTCCCGCAAATATGGTTCCAGACTCAACCGTTGCTGGTGTAGAAGCCGCGGCATTTGTGGGGTTGGTGATCGTTCCGGGAAGAGTGATCGCGGATGGCAGCGATAGGACGGGGGTGGTGCCACCTGTCGAGGCGATCTGATTGGCAGTGCCAGAAACTGAGGTTACGCCGCCGCCACCCGCAGCCGAAGTACCGGTCTGCATCAAGTCCATGTTGGTGCCGTCGTAGCAAACCCAACTCGGCTTGTTGGCCTGAATGATGCCAGCCGTTAGAGTTGTCGTCCACCCGCTTGGGCCTGGAATGGCGATGTTACGCGCGCTGAGACTGTTGATGTTGAGGGTTAGCCCAGTACCAGTGTTTGAAGTAGTGGTCATGTAAACGTAACAACTTCCTGCGATCGGAGGGATAAGAGCGGAGGTTGCCGTATTACATACCTGAGCCGTTCCTGATCCAGAAGTATCCTGACAATAGTTGAAATTATTCGAGTTGATGATGGAACTGAATCCACCCGAACCAGAGTAACTTCCCGTGGTGCCATTGTCGGAAAATGCAGAATTCCCAATGACCGTGGAGCCGGTAAACAGAGGAATAACACCAGTTGTCGGAGTACCAGAAGTTGTGACGGTACCTCCCGTTCCCGGAGCCTGCCATGCCGGTACACCAGAGACCACAGTGAGCACATTGCCGTTGCTTCCCACTCCGAGGCGTCCCGGCGCCCCGGATGCTCCGCCAGTGATGAGGTCGCCCAGCGTCGTCATGGGGTTGGCGAAGCCGCTGCTTGTGCAGGCCGAAGTTGTAGCGTTTCCGTTGGCATCAGTGCATAATGTGGCTCCCGTTCCGCTCACCGTGCCCGCCGCCAGCAACTTTGTGCCTGTCGAACCTTGAACAGACGTGAGGTTTTGCGATCCGCCTAGGGTGAAATAACTGCCCAACGTAACGCCACCGTTGAACGTGTTCACTCCAGACCATGTCTGCGAACTGAGCAGCACACCCAGGTTGGCTATCGTGAAACCAGAATCCTGCAACTGCCCTGTCGTGCCGGTGAATGAAGAAAGATGGCTCGCCGTCGTACCTGAGACTGGCCCAGTGGTGAGGCCCGCCCCGGCTCCAGCCAAGGCCTTGGAACTTGTTGCTGTCGTCGCAGAACCGGCGATGAGCGCCTGCCCAGATGTAGCCCCAGAGATACCAGAGCCGCTGGAGCATATGCCGTTGGCTGCCGTGCAGATGCGCGAGAATGCTGCGCCCGCCTCGGATGCCTCCGCATTGCCCGAGGCGTCAACCGCATAGACCGCAGTGGTCGCAGAGCCAACGCTTGGGGCAGAAGTGTACGTGAGGCCCAACTGCGATGAGCCGCTTCCATTGATGCTTAGAGGTTCGGTCGCAGTCAACGTGGCCGCTGTGGTAACACCATCGTCAATGTGAGAATTGGCCGTGAGAGTGGTGGCGCTGCCGGCCAGGGGTATGAAGCCAGAAGTGAGACCAGAAATTCCTGTAGAGCCTGTTGCTGTGGCGCACGAACCATCACCGCGTAGAAAAGTTGAGGAAGAACAGGAGCCAGACCATACACTGATGACATCCGCTGAAGCGCCCAACTTGATTTCCTTGTTGGCGGAATCAACAGCAAGCAGGCCAGCGCTTGGCAACGCGGGAAGGCGCACTCCAGCTTGTCCAGCCGTTCCGGGTGCCAGAATCATATCGTAGGTTCCGGAACCTGCTCCAATTGAGATAGGGCCGCCCGCTTCCGAGAGAATTTTTAGAGGAGAGGAGCCGGTAACTAGCAATACGTTGTCGTTTGCTCCAACATTCGGCAGCGCTGGGTCAGTCTGTACAAATCCAGATCCCGTCTTGAGCATGAAATAGTCATTGGAGGCATTGCCCGTACCAAGGTGATATCCAATCTGCACGGTAGAGCTGGTATTCGTGTTGTTCACTCCGAGGCCGTAAACATCGTTGGCGGGAGGCGCTAGATTTCCGTTCCAATCAGCACCCTGAGAGGTGGACTGCCAGATGCCAAGGCCATCCAGAACGATGTTGCTGTGGTTGAGCGCGCCTGATCCATTCGACATCGCCAACTCGTTGGCTGTGCTCATGTTGAGCAACGTGGGGTTGGGATACGTCCCTGCAAGCGCTCCACCTGCTGTGCCTGTCGGTGGTGCGCCAGTGATGAGCACAGGCGTTGCAGCCGTTGCCCTGCCCTTTGCGTCTAGCGTGGTCTGGCAGACGTGCGTTGCGTCACCGCAAGTTCCCACATTGCTATTTACCGTCGCCAGCGTTGCCACCTGTGAGCCTGTGCCGGGGCCTGCTGTAACGTCGCCGGTGAGTTGGGTAATGCCAGAGCCGCCGCCCGCGCTGCCAATCTGTAAGAAATCCGTGCCATTGTTCCATACGCGCACACAGGCACCATTGGAGATGGTCACGCCAGCCCCACTTGTTCCAATGATCTGAATGCTTTGTCCACCGGTGGTCAGGTTGCAGGCATCCAGACCAAAGCGGCCGGCCGGATAGACGAGATTTCGGGTTGCTGTCAACGGCACTGCGCTGGTCACGTTGAGGCTCAACGCGCTGGTATCCACCGCCGTCATGCTGTAGTTGGCGTCGGAGGGAAGTTGCAGAGTGCCGTTATTCAGGCATGGGAACCCTTGGCAGCCAATGTTTCCTGTGAGGTTGATCTGTGGCGCCGGTGGATGTTGGGCCAAACCTACCGAAGCGAACAAACCAAAGAGGGCGAGGACGATAGGCTTGAGCAAGCGCATAATTATGATGCCACCCGAATATTGAATGTGCCCGTGAGGGGGTTAGTGCTCTGGTAAAGGAACATGCTGACCACTACGCCATTGACGTTGGTGAAGCTGACCGCCGTGGGGGTGTTGAAGGCGAAGGGGAAGCCTGTCCCGACGTCTACGAAAGTGTGCGAGCCGCCCTTCAGTAGCAGATACACGTTCTGCCCAGATGGGGTGAACGGCCCGAATACTGATCCAACCGTCTCCGCTCCAAGTTGCAGACTTGCAAGCACCCCGCCAGTGCTGAGAATGGCAGTCGCGCCCGATGCCGTTACTGTCGATGTGGCTCCAGACGTACTGAGTCCGCCGAAGATGCGAGGATTCCACGTATAGGCTTGAGTCGCCGTCTGTGTTGTATCGCCAACCGCTGTCAGGGTTAGGGTAGTGGTCGCAACTGCCGTATGCGAGAACGAACCAACTATGGTTCCGCTGGTAAACGGGCTGCTGAGGTTCGTGGGAGAGCTTATCCCATCCGTGTTGGTGATTTGAGCACTCGCAGGCATGGATGAATAGGTTGCCGAGCACGTCGGGTTGGTGACGGTAGCGCCAAGTTCAAGTGAACCATTGCAGCCAGTGAAGCTATTGATGGTAAATGGGAAGCCAGCCGAACAGTTGGCTAGGCTGATCGTCCATACTCCCGCCGCAACCTTTGGACACCCTGTGAGGCCAACAGAAGATATACCGATGCCACCATTGGCCGGTTGGACGATGCCTTTGACCTGTGGGGCAGGAATGCGCGTGTCGAGGTTCACTTGTGCATGGCAGAACGGGGCGAACAGTGCGAACAGTAGAACCAACTTCTTCATTTCAATCTCCTAAGCGAGGCTGTACCACAGAGACCCAGTAAGCGTTACTGCATTGCTTGATTGGAACACAAGGGACTGTCCCGGCAGGCATTCAATCCACGGCTGCTCCGACTGCTCAAGGACTACGGCACCATTGACGGCGGGAATGTTGATAGCGTCACCCACTTGTGTGTCAGTCGAGCCGGTTCCGCCGATAGGACGAGCGAATGGGGTGATGACCGTTGCGGCGGACGAGGTGAAATTCATTTGCCAAACGCGGATTGTGCCAACGCCCGCTCCAAGCTGACTGCCTGTGATGATGACTGTCTTACCGGCCGCCAGAGTGTTGAGGTCGATGCGGCGAAGGTTCCGTTGATATGCTCCCATGATGTCTCCTTAGAACTGACCGGTTAAAGCCTGTAGTGTTGCACTCAGTTTACCGCTCTTTGCTTTCTTCTGCGCAGCCTGCTTTGCAGCTGATCCCTGCACTGCTGCCAGCATCTTCGGTGTGAACTGACTTAGATCGGGAGCGTTGAGTTGCGCCGAAAGGCGAGGGCGCGCGCCTTGAAGTTTAGGCGTAAATGGTTTGCTCATTGATTACCTCTCGTTAGAGCGAGGATACGCTGGATAGCAGGCGGAAGTGATGCCAGAGGCACAGGAGCCGGAGAGCCTTGAACGACGTTAGCGCGTGCCAAAGCCGATCCCGGAGATTGCGCTTGTGGTGGTATGGCTTGCGGTGGTGTTGGTTCCGGCAAATCAGACAGGAACTTGCGGATAAGATAGTTCGGTTGCGTGAGTGGTTTCTGCCCCAGCAACTTCTCCGCAATGAACTGCCCAGCACCGGCAACCGGCCCCGCCTTCAATGCCCTGCCGCCTGTCACAACTTCCGCCGCCCGCGTGCCGAGGTTCTTCGGCTCGTCTGCCACTGCCTGCTGCGCTGAAAGGGTCTGGCCGAGCTTGGCCGCACCTTCCTGCTGATCGAGCAGCGCCGATTGTTGAGCCTTCAGAGGACGGAAGTCTACCCCGCTGGCTTTCTGAAGTTGATCGTAATAGGCGTTTCGCGCAGCATCTGCCGCTGTACGTATTCCGGCCTTGGTTGCTGTTCCGCGCGCGGCTGCAACCCCATCCTGCTTATAGCCCGCTGCCGCCTCGTCATTGAGCCACTGGCGAAGATCGTTCAGACCGCCTAGGGTATTTATGGTTCCCAAGCGCCCCTGTAGTTGCTGAATAGCGGCAGCATCTTCGGGCGAAACTCCTGCAAGCGTCTGCGGAAATGACTGTCCAACCGCTGCTTGGACTCCGGAAACATCAGCGGGAACAGCAGCATGTTGCGCGATCGTGGAAGCGTGCGGAGCCTCAAGAGCCGAGTTGGCCTTTTGCAGGATAGCTTGCAGCGCCGCGATGTTGTTCGTCGTGTTCCCTTTTGTTACCGCCGCCGATGCGATGCTAGGGTTGTCAGCAGCCGCCTGCCGAATGACGGAAGCGGTAGACGCTGCGGAATCCTGTGGGATGAAGTTGTCACCGAGACCGTTCATGCGGCCAAGGATTCCGGTATGAGCCTTAAGTTGCGCAGCGGTGTAGTTCTGCCCCGGAACTGTTGGGGTTGGAAGCACCTTGCGCAATACCCCGCCTGCTGCCTCTCCCATGCCGAGGTCTGTTCCTGCCCCCGCCAAAGCGGACAGAACCCCTCTCTTATGCGCATCGTTCTCTATTGAACGCGCCCACGGCCCAGCCAGCGGAATAGCATCCATGATGCTGCTCAATCCAGTAGGTTGGTAGTTTCCTTGCGCGTCGTATGGGTCAGCGGTGTTGAGGCCACGATTACCCGCCGCGGACTGAGTGCGGGCCTGCATAACCGCATCTACCGAAGGCTTAATTAAAGCCTTGTAGGCGGGCAGAACAGGGCCAGCAAGCGACTCTAACGGATTCTGCGGTGTAACCAGCGCGGGAACGGACTTCGCGGCACCTACGATATGGTCTACAGCCGTCTGGAGAGGGCCAAGTAGTGGATGATCTCCCAGAATGCGCTGTAATGGAGTGGGTGCCGCTGGCGGAGGCGTAGCAGGGGGAGCACTTTGGATGGGATTACCGTTGGCGTCCCATTCCGTTTGGGCAGGAGGGGGAGGTGACGCCGATATAGGCTTACCGCTAGCGTCCCATTCCTGCTGCATTATGGCATCCTCCATGAGCCTTGACCGTTATTGCCTTGAGGATTCCACTGCGCTCCCTCAGGTACTCCTGCGGGCCGGGGTGGAGCAGACGTGGGAGAGATGTTCGGAGGGCCACCCTTGTTACCAGCGTTGTGGCTCATCAGACCCGCAATGGTGCCTTTTGCCCGCTTCGTGAACTGTAGATCGTTCTG